TATACTCATACTCAGAATTTTGTGAGCAACATTCAAAGTTGGAAGTCATATGTTCCTGAAGAAACCCTTAGGTTCTGGGAAGCTTATAGGAGGTGTTTCAAATGATTCGATATGTGATTGATATTGATGGCACTATTTGTTATCCTGGTGCAGGTGAAAATCGATACACACATGCAACTCCAAGATGGGATAGAATTCAGGAAATAAATAAATTATATGATAACGGTGACTACGTTGTCTATTTGACTGCTAGAGGTATGGGTAGATTTGATAACTCCCGCGAGTTAGCGGAAAAGGAATTCTACACCTTCACCGAGGCTCAGTTAAAGTCTTGGGGTTGTAAGTACCATGAACTTCATCTTGGTAAACCTTCTGGTGATTATTACATTGACGATAAAGGAATGAGTGACAATGACTTCTTCACAAAACGACCCTATCAAGTTCGTCCCTAAAGGATGGGGTTACGAAAAGTGGATCACAAACGGTCCACATTATTGTGGTAAAATTCTATGGTTCTGTAAGGATAAGCAATGTTCTTGGCATTACCACGAAATAAAAGATGAAGTTTTTTATGTACAAAGTGGAAAACTTATAGTATACTACGGTTACTCAGATGCCTTGAGCAAGGCCCTCGTCACAGAACTAAATCCTGGTGAAAAGTTTCATGTTCCTCCTGGTATGAGACATAGGATGAAAGCACTGGAAGATACTGTGATGTATGAGTTTTCTACTGAACATTTTGATGAAGACAGTATTCGTATTGAGAAAGGAGACTAATGAAGATTACTATTCTCGGATCAAGTGGGCAGATTGGTGCTTACTTGACGAGTTATTTGCGTAAAAAAGGACATTATGTGCATGAGTTTGACAAAAACAAAACACCACATGAAGACCTGACACTAATTCCAAACCCACTACTGGAGGAAAAAATTGCAGACTCTGACTTTGTTTTCTTTTTGGCTTTTGATGTTGGTGGATCTCGATACCTTAAAAAGTATCAGCACACTTTTAGGTTTATCGACAACAACACTCGTATGATGGCAAACGTTTTTGGTTTGCTACAAAAATACAATAAGAGATTTGTCTTTGCATCATCTCAGATGAGTAATATGGCACACTCTCCTTATGGTGCTGCCAAAAAAATAGGAGAACTGTATACTAAATCTCTAAAAGGATTGACGGTTAAGTTTTGGAATGTATATGGCATTGAAAATGATGTCGCAAAAGCTCATGTGATCACTGACTTTATTCGTAAAGGATTTGAAGAGGGTGATTTTGAAATGATGACTGATGGCACAGAGGAACGTCAGTTTCTCTATGCTGAGGACTGTTGTGAGGCACTAGAAACTGTGATGGAATCATATACAGATTTCAAACCAGAAGATCCATTGCACATTACTTCTTTCAATTCTACTTCTATTAAAGAAGTCGCTCAAATTATTCAAGGGCAATTTAACATGATTGGAAAACCAATCAGAATTTCTCCTGGAATTGCGAAGGATTCTGTTCAACTAGATAAAAGAAATGAAGCAAATACTTACATCTCTGGTTGGTGGTTGCCAAAAACTAATCTTCAGGATGGTATTGCTAAAGTATTCAATGAGATGAAAACACATTATGGCCATATCGTATAATCGTTTGGGATCAAACGGTAGACTAGGCAATCAAATGTTTCAGTATGCTGGATTGCGTGGCATTGCAGCAAATAGAAAAGTTGATTTTTTAATCCCACCAGAAGATACCCCATCAACCTGCAACTACGGGTTGTTTGAATGTTTTAAGATGACTAATGTTTCTGAAAAGAACATTGGTCTTGGCTCTGGTAGAACAGTTGAGAATGAATTATTTCATTTCAACGAAAACCTATACAAGAACTGTCCTGATAATATAAATTTGAATGGATATTTTCAGACAGAAAAATATTTTACAGATATAGAAGATCAAATCAGAGAAGACTTTCAGTTTAATGATGAGATCTATGAGTCTTGTAAAGAAGTGATGGATGATGTTGGTGATGCTATTTTTCTTCATGTAAGACGTGGAGATTATGTTGCAACTCCAAATCATCATCCATGCTTACCCATTGAATATTATAAAGAGGCTCTAACTTTCTTTCCACATGATGTGAATGTATTAGTTTTTTCTGATACTCTTGATTGGTGTAAAGAAAACTTCAAGGAAGATCGTTTTCTTATCTCAGAAGGACATATAAAATATCCAAATAAGATACAACTAGGTGATGGATCTATTCAACAATCATTAGTTCCATATTATGACTTATGCTTGATGTCAATGTGCAAGGGTGCTATAATTGCTAACAGTAGTATGAGTTGGTGGGGAGCTTGGTTGCAGGATGGCTCTGAAAAAGTTATTGCTCCTAATACTTGGTTTGGATCTGCCTACGCTCACTACAATATGAATGATTTACTGCCGTCGTACTGGGAGATTATTTAATGCTTACCTTTAATAAGTTAGGAAAGTCTGGTCGTCTGGGGAATCAGATGTTTCAATATGCAGCACTCAGAGGTATTGCTGCAAATAATGGATACGATTGGGCTATCCCACGTCCTGGAACCTCTGGTGTTGATGAGTTTGGTACAGAAAATAACTACTGTATGTTTGAAACATTCAAGTTAGAATCTGCTACGGAAGACCATTGGGGTCTATCTACAATATCCAAGTGGGTTGTGTGGAAAGAATTTCATTTCAATAAACAGTTGTTTGATGGATGTCCTGATGATGTAAATCTAGATGGATATTTTCAGTCAGAAAAGTATTTCAAAAATATTGAAAATGAAATTCGTAAAGACTTTACTTTCCATGATGAGATTCTTGGGCCATGTGAACAAGTGATTGAAGATCTTGGGGAACGTAAGATTTTCTTGCACATTCGTAGAGGTGATCCCAAACTTCCATGGGCGTATGTGAATTTACAAAATGCCCATCCAATTCAAACATGGGACTATTATGAAAAAGCACTTGCGGAATTTCCTGATGATATTCCTGTCGTTGTATTTTCTGACGTTATTGAGTGGTGTAAAGAACAAGAGTTTTTCAAATCAGATAGATTTATTTTTTCAGAAACAACAGATGAATTAGCAGATGGGCAAAGAGTTCCCTGGACAGACTTGTGTCTAATGTCTCTTTGCACCGACGCAATTATTGCCAACTCTTCTTTCTCTTGGTGGGGAGCCTGGTTGATTAAAAATAAAGACAAGAAAGTGATTGCACCTAAGAATTGGTTTGGTCCACAGTTTTCTCACTATGATATGAGTGATCTTATTCCAGAGGGTTGGATAGAACTATGAAAGATTTAACTTATATTCTTCCGACAAAAATTGAGTCAGAAGATCGTCTCAGAAATGTAATCACCTCGGTTACTTTTCTACTCAGCAAGTTCCCCGAGGCAAAGGTTTTAGTTAAAGAGGTAGACACTAGATCTACTTTTAAATTTAGAGCTCTTCCAGAAATTAAAAAACAAGTTTCTACTAAACAGTTGGAGCACATTTTTGAAGAGTCTGACGGCAGAACGTTTCACAAGACACGTTACCTAAATGATCTTATCATGATGGCAGACACTGAAATCATCTGCAGTCATGATGTTGACGTTGTATATCCACTGAAGTCACATCAGATGGCGTATGATTCTATTAGAAGTGGCCAGATGGACGTTGTATACCCCTATGGGTGTGGAGTGTGGCAATACCAAGTAAACTATGGTATGGATGTCTTCCAGAGGTTCCTAGAGTCTGGCCATGATGTTCGTGTGATTCAACCACATACGCGCACAGAATCATCTACAATTGGATGGACTCAATTTTACAGCAAAGATGCTGTCATTAAGGGTGGAATGTGGAATGAAGAATTTATTTCATGGGGTGCAGAAGATTGTGAGTTCTACTTCCGATTTAATATACTAGGATATAAAGTAGGTAGAATTGATGGGCCTATCTGGCATTTTGAGCATAGTAGAACACACAACTCTCACTACAACAATCCCAAGTTCATGGATAATCACAATCTATGGCAAAGACTTCGCAGTTCTTCCAAAGAACAAGTTGCTCAATACTACAAACAAGTTCCATATTTAAAGGAGAGATATGCTAGCATTTAATCACCTAGGCCATTTGGGTAGACTTGGAAATCAAATGTTTCAGTATGCCTCTCTACGAGGCATTGCTGCTAACCGGGGATATGATTTCGGCATTCCCGACTCTGATGAATCAAACGAATGGACAGAGCATCAACTGTTCCAAGTGTTTGATCTTGTGGGATTGAATCGTAGGAACGTTGGATATCTTGATGGTGGCCATGCTCCCCTTGCAAAGGAAGTTAATTTTACTTTTGATAGACTCTTGTTCAATCAGTGTCCTAATGATGTAAGTCTCTGGGGATTTTTTCAAACAGAAAAATATTTCAAACATATTGAACATGAGATCAGAAGAGACTTTACATTTCGTCCAGAAATTCTATCTCCATGCTCAGAATTTATGATGGAGAATCCCAATTGTATTTCATTGCACGTCCGTAGGACAGATTACATTCCCAATAAAGCAAATCATTACAATCTAGGTCTGGACTATTATGAAAAGGCTTTAGGTATGTTCGATACTAATCGCAAGGTTCTTGTATTTTCAGATGATACTGAGTGGTGTAAAAAACAAAAACTATTCAGTGGCGATAGATTTATGATTTCCGAGTCTGGATATAATGCTGCTGATATGTGTTTGATGACATTCTGTACATCACACATCATTGCCAACTCCTCTTTCTCTTGGTGGGGAGCTTGGTTGTCTGGTTATGATGAAGTCGTGGCTCCAGTCAAATGGTTTGGCCCGAATAACCAAGATAAATCAATAGAGGATTTGATTCCTGAACGCTGGCAATTACTTGATTCTGAATGATGGACAAAAATAAATCAATGTATAAACTGGAAGGAATTCCAGAAATTTACTATATCAATTTAGATGATAAAGTAGATCGTAAGGAGTACATGGAAAACCAGTTTGAATACTGGGGCATTGAAAAGTACACAAGAATCTCTGCTTGTGATGGTAGAGAAGATGACTTGAGCAGTATTATCAAGGGTCGTTATCCAGAGAATGTTATTTCTGGTGAAATAGGATGTGTTACTTCACACCTAAAGTTATTAAAACATTGGTTGGAAAATAGTGATGAGCAAGTTCTTCTTGTCATGGAAGATGATTGTGATTTGGATACGGTAAAATATTGGCCGTTTTCCTGGAAAGACTTTTACAGGCAAGTTCCATATGATTTTGATGTTATTCAACTTGCAATCATTAATCCTCAGGCAATCACTTTAAGAATGCATAAGAGGTTTGTAAATGATTTCTCTACGGCTTGTTATATGATAACTCGCCACCATGCAGAGAAATTAGTTAGGATGCATTGTAGAGATGATAAATTCAAATTAGATCAAGGGATTAAACCCAGAGCTGTAGCAGATGATTTGGTGTACAACGCTGGAAACACTTTTGCTATGCCTCTTTTCATGTATAAGATTGACCTTGGGTCAGACATTCATGACATACACATTGAAGTTTTTCATCGTTCATCGTATAATGCATTGTGGGGTTTCTGGAAACAGACTGCGGCCACTATCGATAACTGGAACGAATTGTTTGAGTACGATCCATTCTTAGGCCGCCTCCCCCCACAATCTTCTTGACGAATGTAAAGAAATGCTATATAATAGTAACAGTTCTTTACACAAGTCAATGACCGTAACTACTAATGACCGTGGCCAGCAAAACATGTGGGCAACCGAACCCACAATGTATATGACTAAAGAAGATCTAGATCGTTACGGCATTGAGACGTATGCTGAAAAGGCAGAGAAACTCAATGGACGTACTGCTATGGTTGGATTCGCTGCTGCTGTTATTTCTTATGCTACTACTGGTAGTGTATTTTTCTTTGGTCTTTTCGGATTCTGATGACTGAAGCAATTTTCACCCTAACTAGTATTGCATTTTTTGTCTTACTAGGTTACTCTGTACAACAACTTTCCGAAACTTATTAAATGACTTTCAACATTACGTTCCGTACTCCCGACGGCTCTGAGACTACCGTTCCTTGTGAAAGTGATCAATACATTCTTGATGCCGGTGAGGCATCAGGTCTGGACCTTAATTACTCTTGCCGTGCAGGTGCATGTTCATCCTGTGCTGGTAAGATCATTAGCGGGACGGTAGATCAATCTGATCAATCTTTCCTTGATGATGATCAAATGGAAGAAGGATTTGTTCTAACTTGTGTTGCATATCCTACTTCCGATGTTACAATTCTAACTGAACAAGAAGAAAATCTGTACTAAAAACAATGAACGAAAAAGCAGAACGCATTAATGGTTGGGCAGCAATGATCGGGGTTATTGCCGCTATGGGATCATACGCTGTAACCGGCCAAATCATTCCTGGAGTATGGTGATGTTATTGTTAGCAACTATTCTATTGGGAGCATTCATTTTTGGAGCCGCTTTCAATGACAATGTTGATGACGACGACGATCACCAGGGAGGTATGATGATCCCCGCATATGTCCCAAGCCCTTGACCAACTCTCAAAATCCTGTTATGATAAATAGGTATTCATGAGGCGCTTCATGAATTGTAACAGTCTGGAACAGGTCTCAATTACTCACCTGAAGGACTGTTGACAAAGACTACCAATCGGTAGTATAATCTTCAAGCGATCGGGAGTCGAACCGATCCATCATCTGCGGGTAAACATTCCGCAAGCAAATTAACGAGGTATTTCAAATGTTCAAGTCTGTATTCGCAGCAACTGCTGCTCTCTCCATGTCCGCTGGTGCTGCTGTCGCAGGCCCTTATGTCAATGTCGAAACCAACGCTGGTTGGGTTGGCGATGATTACTCTGGAGCAGTCACTGACCTTCATGTAGGCTACGAAGGTCCTCTAGGCGATAATGCTGCCTGGTATGTTCAGGGTGGTCCTGCAATCGTTGCCGTTGACGGTGCCGACACTGAGACTGAGTTCTCTGGTAAGGCAGGTGCTTCCGTTGGCATCACCGATGAACTGAGTGCATATGGTGAGATTTCCTTCCTGACCGGTGACGACGACACCAACGTTGGCGGTAAGCTTGGCGTTAAGTACGCATTCTGAATCACAGAATAAGTGCTATAATACGGGGGTCCCTAAGGACCCCTTTTTTTTATGAAATACTTAAAGGCATTGGCTCACCCAGTAACACAAATCAATGGGTTACTCATACTTACCTTAATTTTGATCGGTATAATTCATAATCACGCTCACCACACTATTGAAATTGATGTTGATTCTTATGTTAGACAGTTCTGTAAAAGGAATGTAGAAAAATGCAAAGAATATATTGACTGAAACGATTATTGACTCTATACTATATACAGTAGACACTATCAATTTATGTCAAACGGTCTGCCAGGAGATTGGCGTTTTAGTGATGATAGGTTGCAACTGAGAGCAGCAGTCTTTAGAGCTCTGCAGCACTATCTTGAAGATCATTGTAGAGAAGTCTATGAGTTTTGTCACGATTGGGTAAGTCAAGGCAACAAAGACGTGACAAACATTGATGAAAAATTTAATGAATATTTGGAGCAAAACAAATATGAAAAATATGTCTTTCTGGAAAGGTGCTTTGACGGCGACCCTTCTAAGTTCTATAACTTTCCTGACACCTAAAGTTGGTGCTGACGACTCTAAGATTACTAAGGGTTATCATACCATGGATGCTATGGGATGTATGATTCTAAGAGAGTGTACTGATGGAGTCAAAGAAGTCTTTAGCCTTTTGGATATTTCTACTGAGTATTCCAATACTGATGATTATCATATCATTGCTGACGAATTCCACAGAATGCTCGTTTCCCTCAATCAAATCGGAGTTAAGGTGTTTTTAGCACCAGATAAATATTTTCCACATAATACCCGTGGAAGTTATCACACAGTATCCAATAACTTTTTTCTGAATAAAAAGTGGATGAATAGTCCTGGAATGCTAATGTCAGTCATGCGTCATGAAGGTTGGCACGTTGCACAGGATTGTATGGCAGGAACTATTAAAAATAGTTTGATTGCTATTATCAAACCAGAAGAAGATGTGCCTGTTTTATATCAAGTTTTGGTAGAAAGAACTTATCCTAATAAACAAACTTGGCCTTGGGAAAAGGAAGCTACATGGGCAGGTAGGACTGAAAACATGACTGTAGAAGCTCTTGAAGCATGTGCTTCTGAAACTCCTATGTGGGAAGTTTATAAACCTACACCTTTGACCCGTAAATATCTTGTTGACAGTGGGTATCTGGATAAATAAATTGGTAAAATTTATAAAGACCATCATGAACAAGGAAAAGCATGATGATCATTATGAGGGATATCAGTGGTGGGATGAAGGTTTGTCCGCAGTAGTTCGTGTTATTATTTTGATTTGGGCTGGAGGCATTTTAACTTTAAACTATGTGACAATCCCTGGTTGGGAACAAAATAAAATTGATCCAACTTTTATTGCCAGTGTTTTTACTGGAACTTTAACGACTTTCGGTGTAAGTGCTGCTAAGTCTAATGGTAATGGTAACGGTTCATCTAAAAAGAAAAAGGAAGAGGGAGATAGTGTATCGAGAATCCCATCTGAATGATAAGAGTGCCGAATGTTCAGCATTGTGGTATGAGTGGGAGCGTCTATGGCAAAAAAAGCCTTAGGCGCTTCGTCAGCTAGGCAGGCTTGGTGCAAATGTTGTGATGAATTGGGTGAGATGGTAAGTCAGGAAGTCAAAACAAATCCTCGTTACAATAATGTAAAACTTTGGTAAAAATACCTACATAGTGTAGTTGTGTAAAGAATAATGAAGTTCTTTTTTGCATTTTTAGCTACACTATTTTTGGCACTCCCTGCTTGGGCTGTTGACGTTCAAATGGGTGCCAATGGTAGTCTCGTTTTTGATCCTGCTGAAGTCACTATTGCTGCTGGCGAGTCAGTTCATTTTGTTAACAACATGCTTCCTCCTCATAATGTTGTTGTAGAGGATCATCCAGAACTAAGCCATGAAGCCCTGGCAATGTTACCAGGTGAAGACTTTGAGGTTGCCTTTCCTGAAGCAGGTGACTATACTTACTGGTGTGCTCCCCACAAGGGTGCTGGCATGATTGGAACTGTACACGTTGAATGATGAAAGTCGGAATCATTGGTTTAGGTCGTATGGGCGAGGGAATGTCTCGCCGTATGCTAAAGGCAGGTATAGAAGTTTGGGCCTACAGACGTAACTACAAAAAAGCAGAGGAAGCATATGAGGCAGGATATGTCTCAGGCGTTACCACAAGCATTGAAAATTTGGCTTATGTCTTGCATGATCATAAAGGTGTTTCTGAAAGAAAACCCGCAATTTTTATGATGGTTGTACCAGCGGAGACAGTAGAGGACACCCTTGATGAGTTACTACAATTTTGTTTGGAGGGTGACATTATTATTGATCATGGCAATTCCAATTTTAAGGACTCTCGACGCAGGGCAGAAAGGCTATCTAAACTTGGCATCGCGTATCTTGACTGCGGTACTAGTGGTGGTGTTCATGGTCTGGGGCGTGGATACTGTCTTATGGTTGGTGGTTCAAATACTGCAGTATCCGTCTGCGCTCCTATCTTCAGGGCTCTCGCCCCAGGTATCGGCGCTGCTCCCCGAACAGATCCTTTAAGTTATTCTACTAGTGCAGAGTATGGATGGTTGCACTGTGGTGGGCCTGGAGCAGGCCATTTTGTGAAGATGGTTCACAATGGTATTGAGTATGGTATGATGGAAGCACTTGCTGAAGGACTTAACATCCTTGAAAATGCGGATCTTGGCTCCAGATATGCAAAGAAAAATGATGCTGAAGTTGCTCCAATGGCAAATCCAGAAGATTATTGCTATGACATTGATGTTGCTGAAGTGGCTGAGTTATGGCGTCGTGGTTCTGTTGTTGGTAGTTGGTTACTCGATCTTACCGCTGATGTTTTACGAAACGAGCACCCCCTTGATCAGTTCGATGGGGGGGTCAGTGATTCTGGGGAGGGTCGTTGGACTGTCCATGCTGCTGTGGATCTTGGCGTACCCGCTCCTGTACTCAGCAGTGCTTTGTATCAAAGATTTAGCTCGCGCCGTCTTGGCGCTTTCGCGTCCAAGGTTCTAAATGGAATGAGATATATGTTTGGGGGTCACGATGTTCGGTGAGTTTCTCAAATGGATCGCAATACCCTTTGTACTATCCACGATATATTTCGGGGTACGAAAAGGTGAGAATGACTACTATGAAAGCGATGACTACACCGGAAATGGAACCGCCCATTAAGCAGCGGTTTAGTTTCGCAGCCTCTTCTTTTGCAAGAATGTATGGTCCCTCATATATCTTGCCGGAAATGTATGATTTTTGTGAAGAATGGGCTCGTGGTGATGAGTTAGCACCACTTGATGATTTGCACCACGTTGATAGGTACTTTAGAAAATTGTGGCAATCTTATAATAAACAATGACACACGTTCAACTGTTTGTTAGGCATACGATGGAGAATACATGGGCGCTAGGATTTATGTCCTTCGCCCTTGTTTTTATACCAATTTTAGGTATGTGGGCTGTCCATAAATATGGATGGGAGCACTGGGAACCTTTCAATAGGAGTCACAAATGAGACCTTTAATTCTTGTAGGTTGCTTCACGCCACTAGCTTTAATTTGGATTGTGATGAAGTTAAGTGTTTGGGTCTCAGCAGTCAACGCTGAACAGAATTATGTCAGAGAAGAATCCAAAAAACCACATGGACCCTATGTGGCAAATGCATATGAAGACGTTGATGAAGAGGAAGAAGAATATGGAGATCGCACAGACTATCGATGATGCTTTGTATGAATGGTATTCTGAACAAGGTCGTCCTGTTCCTCAGTGGAAGAAAGAAAAACTTTCATGGTGGATAGAGTACCTAATTAGCCTAGGAATGGATCCGAACAACCGATGACTCCAGAACCAGATTATACTGTTGATATGCACATAGAGGATGTACGAATTTTGTACAAGTCTGTGTCTTTTCATCTAGAAAAATGGGCTGGTGGCCCTGCCGAAGAGCAAGAGAAATTATTCTATATGAAAGATTGGTTATATAGAATAATACTTGATTATAAGTTCCATGAAATTTGATTTGGACATGGAAGATTTTACAATCATCCAAAATGCATTACACTATTATAAAAAGTCAGAGAAGAGAGGAAAATTTACAGACTTTACCGAAGAAAGAGTCAATCGTCTGAGAGATAAATTAGCTTATCAAATGATCCCTAGTCGTAATAGTAAAGATGGAACTGTTCCTTCGCCCCCTCGCTGATGTCAATGACGTAACTTGGAGTATTATTTGGTGTTTAATAATACTTCTTGCCGGAGTTGCTTATTACATATATACTATTATGGATTTAGCATTCAGTGAGTTGAACGATGCCGGATCAAATCAACCAGATAGATGCGGACCAGAACCGGGAGATAGCACTCCTCAAACAGAAGATTGAAGATACTGTAAAAGATTTTCATGATCTTCGCGGCCGTGTTCGACTTCTCGAAAAATGGGTCTGGGGTGCCGGTGCGGTCATCGCCGCCGTGATTGTTATTGCAGGCATTGCAGCGAACGCACAGGAGGTAACAGATGGGAGCCATGACGCCACCAAGCAGGAAGTCCTGCTACAACTTTCGAGTCATTGAGATAAACAGAGTTCTTGACGGAGACACTATCGATGTCACGATTGATCTCGGTTTTGATCTTTATAAAAAAGAAAGAGTTAGAGTTGCTGGTGTGGACACGCCGGAAAAAAGAACAAAAGACCTAGAAGAAAAGGCATTAGGTTATGACGCAACAAAATGGCTCACAGACAAACTCGAAAGCGCGATTAGCGGGAATGATGATCTTGTTATTCGTACTGAACTTGTCGGTGGTGTCGGCAAGTACGGTAGGCTTTTGGGTTGGTTATATATTGGGGACTCAGATCTCTCACTCAACGAACAAATGATTGCTGAGGGGTATGCCTGGGCCTATGATGGTGGCACCAAACAAAAGAACTTTGAAGAACTTCGTGAGATTCGTAGAGCACACGGAACCTTAGAGGGATGATGGATCAACGACAATGGCAACAAGTCGAAGCTATTGTGAGAAATAAACAGGTGGAGTATCTCCATCGTGGAAATTACAAAGAATATGATGGTATCAAAGAATTACTTACAGGTCTTTATTCACTAGCCCACGGAGAGGAAAATGCAAAAGTTAGTTAACACCATTGCCCTTCTTTCTGGTTTGGTCTCTCTGTCCATTGTAGGGGCAGCGGGTTATCTTTATGTCAATAAGGATGCACTTATTGAAGACGCTCGTCAGAGAGCAACAGAAGCAATCACAGAAGCAATCACAGAGGCACTTCCTGGTATGGTAGATGCTGCTATGCCAGAGATTCCAGCACCTAAAGAGTTGCCAAAAGCAACAGGTGGTGTTCTTCCACTATGAAATTGTTAAATAGTAATGAAGTTTCATGTCTAGACCATGGCTAGATCAGTACCAGCGAAAAAGAGGAATGATAATCAAGACAAGTTTTTCTTGTATGTGATTTTCTTTCACCTGTTCACTGCACTTGCCAATATCTTTAAAGACTAATGCCTGATATTCGTGATGTGAAAATTGAACCTATTAGAGAAATTGGTATTCCACCGGTAAGAAGTGTCTTTACGGGCCTTCCTGAACCAATTATAACTAGAACTGTTCCTGTCACAGTAACGATAGGAACTCCTATTGTAGATGTGCCAGGGTGTGTGGAATCTCATCCAGATGGCCCTGGACTGATTGAAGATGATCCTAGTGGTAAAATGATATATTGTGATGGGCAAGTTCCGTCATTTAATCCAATTGATTATACGCCAGAAGGTATGGTATTTACCGGACCTCCTAAACCTGTACCTTCTTATGAGGGTGAGACGCCAGAGATACCAGAAACACCAGTATTGGATACTCCTCCACCAGCACCTCCTGTCACTGCTATCACAAAAGAAGAGAAGAAGGAAGAATCTGTAGAGGTAATCGAAGAACCAACATTTGTGGAGAAATACTTGCCGTCAGCAGAAGAAGTATCAACAACAGTTACTATTGCCGTAGCAGCAGCAGGAGCAGCAGTCTTTGGAAAACCATTGGCGGAGCTTCTATTAAAACTTATCAAACCTTTAGTGAAAAAGATAGTTAAAAAAGCACAAGATAAGATAGGTGTCAAGGCTGAGGTGCTTTCTGTTGAAGAGAGACGCCAGTTGCAGCGGGACCTGAGGAAGTAGGAATAGAATGACGGTGTGGAGCAATTGCATTCTTATTCATCACCATTACATCAGCACAAATCTTTGCCATCTCTGTGCCAGGACGGAATAGAATGCCTCTTTGCATGAGTTCGCCACAATTTTTTAATCTCGCAATTTCAAAATCCAATCTTTTATTAGCAGTTTGTTGTTTCATCATTGCGATGTTAGCGGCAGCTGCTTCTTTACATTGGTTCTGGAGTTTTTTGTCCAGAGGTGTTGACCAAGTGGCAGAGAATCCTATACTCAAATTATAGTTATCCTTTTGTCCAGTTCTTACTGGAATGCGATAAAGAACAGACCCAGGATTATCAGGGGCACCATCCTCATCGAGATCCCGCACATCATACACAGGATCATAATAATATGGCTCGTATGGTTTGGCAGCAGTTGCACTTCCGGTCACATATGGTGTGAAGTTGAGTGTGGGTCCTTGACACTGGATCCCGGCACCGTAAGTGTTTGTGATGTACGGGCCTTGTAGAACTTGTATTGCCTGGTTAGTAACAGAACCTGAAGAGTTAGCAACAGGAGCAGCTGTGGCGCTAACACCACCCACAGTTTCACCCATTGCCGTAGTCGGGGATAGTATTCCAAGAGAAATTATTGCGAGAAGATACTTGTAGTGTCTGTTACGCTTGTTATTTCTGTGACTCTTTGAATTATTGTTTGATTCTTTAAACCGGGCCCTTGATACGTTTCTGTGAATTGAAACGCAGTTCCTGGTGTTGTTTGTGTGAATGTTGGTTTGCTGGTCACGCCTGTCCATGATGATGTCACTCCATCGATAGTTACATTTGTATCTCCTGTTCCGGGAGATAGGTTTCCATTTGCTGTAATTCCAGATCCAGTTGCAGAGTATTGATACCCTGTACTGTAATCCATAGAATTGATGGTCTCTGTAATTTTTTGAGTTGTCTCTGTGTGTGATGTCATCGAACCTTGACTAAAATTAGGCACGACTGGAACCGCCATAGCGGGAGACATTTGTATAAATAATAATGGAAGTAAAGTTCGGAACCTCCACAAATGTCTTGTCTTAATGAAGTTAAAAAGTATAAACATCATATTATACCTAAACATAGAGGTGGAAATGATGACCCATCTAATTTAGTTGAAGTATCTTATACTCAACATTGTATGTTCCATTTTTGTGAGTGGCAACGGTTGGGACTTGCTTCGGATTTTAAAGCATGGAAGATGCTGAAAGGTGAAGAAAGTTTTGTTGCTGGGTGGAACAAAGGTCGTCCTTTATCAGAAGAAACTAAAAAGAAAATTTCTAAATCTAAAAAAGGAGTTAGTGTAAAAAACTCTGGCCAGAATAGTTGGTCTAATAGAGTTAGAGCAAAACAAGGAGAAGTTATTAATACCAAAACTGGTGAAAAATATACTGGTGTAATTACTGATATTGCCAGAGAATTGGGATTAAATTCTACACATCTCCTTGCTGTTGCTGGCGGTCACAGAAAAATTCATAAAGGATATACCGCTCGTTATATTTAGACATTACTATTTAATGGTAATTTCAGAAACAAATTGTCCAGTAGCACTTGTTCCAGCACCACCAGCAGTTAATGACATTGTGCCAGAAGAATCGATGCTACCAGCGAGGCTACCAGCCACCCCACCAGCAGTTGTTGTGACACTTCCAAACGCGGGGATGGATGCAGCCACACCGCTAGTAATGGTCGTTCCTGTTGGGGTTGCGTCTCCTTCGGTGAAGGCTTCACTGAAAGACCATGAGGTTCCATCGGTGGGGGCAGAGTAGTCGGCTGCTGTGTAACCAACTGCGCTACCAGGAGTAAGTGCTCCAAGTCCACCCTCCGTAGTGACACTAATATTGCTACCACTTACCGAATATGAAGATCCAAGTCTAGTTGCTTGCGAAGCGGCTGCATCTACGGTGAGTTGCACTGAAGAAGAAATTCTATGCGAAATATCGGCTCGCGCTGCGCTTGCCGTCATCAGAATCATTCCAAAAGCAATCCATGCTTTTTTCATTTAAGGATAATTTGGTGTTCGATGCTATTTAGACAAAAATAAGTTTATTTGGATTTACTAAATAACCATAACCGGACCTACATGTAATAACTGTGGCAGCACCTGATAGCGATTCAATAAATGTAGGAGTTAATAGCTCTACGAGAATACAAACTAGAAGGACATCCGTTAAAGGTAGAAGACCTAGCGTTGATGATCTTCTTCAAGGTGAATTAGCTTATAATTATTTTGATGGTACACTGTCAGTAAAACAAGATACTGCAGGTGTTGGTGTTGGTACAAGAATAATCAATATCAACAATGTTCCTCCTGGAAATACATGGTTTGTAGCAACAAATGGTGATGATCTTAACCAAGGCGACTCCCCCGACTTCCCCTTCCTTACCATCAAGAAAGCCGCTGGCATTGCGACTCCTGGAGATGTCATTAAAATCGATGGCGGAACTTACATCGAAGACAATCCAATTGTAATGCAAGATTTCGTCACCCTTGCGGGTGCCGATCTTAGAAACACTTTACTTCAACCACAGAATACCACAGAAGATTTAATTTGGTTGGGTGGTGGTGGAACAGTTCAGGATCTTTCTTTTGTTGGTACAGTCAGTAATGATGCAGCTGTAATTGCTTTTAGACCACTCTTAGGAGTTTCCTCTGATAGATTCTTTGATGCTGCAAGACTCATTAGACAGAATCTAAAGTACCTTAGAACTGAAGCAGTTGGTTTTTTGACCAGTGGACTCAGTGGATTTGCTGGTGGAAACAGAGCACAGGATGCTGCTAGATTACTTGATCAAAATATTGATTTTATTGCGGAAGAAGCAGTTGGATATCTAACATCTACCGATTATCTAGATCCTCCTTTTGTTATTAGTGATAGTGGTGGTGCTCCTCTCAGTGCTGATAATTGCAGTGATGATATTAAAGATTTGATTAGAGCTATCTCTAATGATCTCAAGTCTAATAGCAATAAAAAATCTATTGGTGCAGCACAGTCATACTTTACTGGTGGAGTTCTAGATCACGTTGATGGTGTTGATAGTAATGGATATAGTATTGCGGATGCAACTATTGAGGCAATTGAACGTGCCGTAGCCATCTCAACTGATGTCATTAACAACCGTCCATATAGTAGTGGTCTTTTAGTTGGCAATGCTCTTAATATTAATTCGTTTGACTATACAGAATCAACTGGTGTAGCCACTGTAACTACGGGAGTTGCACATAGTCTTGTTGCAAATGATATTGTCAATCTAGTTGGTCTAGCATTTACATGCTCACCATATAATAATACAGTTGATATTTACGATTTCCAATATGATAATGTCTCAGGAGTTTCTACAGTAATCACAAAGACTGCTCATGGAATTACAACCGGACAAGCAGTTTCATTTGATGGTATAGAGTTTAGTTGTACAAAATCTTATGATAGTCTTCTAGGTATCACCGCTGCTGACTATGATAACGTTTCTGGTGTCATGACAGTGACTACCAGTGGAGATCATCTTCTAGCTGCTGGGATGGCAATCAAATTCCATGACATTAAGATGGAATGTTCCAAAGGTTTTGATACCATCTTTGGAATCTCTACAGCTTCTTATGATAATGTAAGTGGCATCTTAACAGTTACCACCGATGCTCCTCACCTACTCAACAGAGGAATGTCTCTAAGGCTTTCTGACCTTGAGTTCTCATGTGCAGTTGAGCACGCTGGTGTCACTACAACCATTTTCCCTGATGGCACTAATGGGAGAATCTTTAACACAGTCATCACTGCTGTTGGTTCTACCACATTCACAACTCAAGTTGGTACGTCAACCATTCCTCACGTTTATGAAGGGAGCGGTAGTGTAGAGACTGGAATCACAACAGATGTATTCCCAAGCACTCAAGGTATCGAGTATGGTATTTCCGACTTTGTTTACACTGAGTCAACAGGTGTTTCTACAATTACCTTAAATAAAAATCATAATATCTTAGCAGGTGCTGACGTTAAACTAGCTGACATTGAGTTTACTTGTGGAGTAGAACACGCTGGTGTCACTACAACTATCTTCCCAGATGGAACTCAAGGTGATACGTTTAGAGTTGTCTCTGTTGGTTCCTCTACTCTTGTAATCAATGCTGGCATTTCTACTATTGCTCACACCTATGCTTCTCATGGTATCTTATCTGAAGTACAATACGCAGATCAATATAAAGTACAGAAAGTAAATTCTGGAAATCAATTTGAAGCTAACGTTGGTGCAGTTGGATTTGCTCATACTTATGTTAGTGGCGGAACAGTACAGACTGGAATCACTACTAACATATTCCCAAGCAGACTTGGTATTGAATTTGCAATTCAAGATTTTGAATATGATAAGAGCACCGGCCTATCAACAGTCACTCTGAAGAAAGATCATAACATTACTGCTGGTGAGACGGTCAATCTGACTGGTGTTGCATTTACATGCTTGCCATATAATAACGAGATTTTAATTTATGATTTCCAGTATGATGCTGCGACTGGAGTAAGTACGATTCTTACTGTAGAGAATCACGGATTAATCGATGGTGATTTAGTAGAACTTCGTGATATTGAATTTACTTGTTCTGTAGAGCACGCTGGAGTTACGACTACGTTCTTCCCAGATGGTACACAAGGATTCATTTACAATGTTCTAGCTGGTTCTGCTGGAACAACTTTAGTTACGAACGTTGGTATCAGCACCATCGCTCATACTTATGATCAGGGTGGTAAAATTAAGATTGGTATTACTACTACAGTATTCCCAGATGGAACTCAAGGTAGTGAATTTGAAGTTATATCTGTTGGTTCCAGCACATTAACAATCAATGCTGGAATTTCCACAATTGATCATGTCTATGACAGTGGTGGATTCTTATATGGTGTTAAGTATATTGGTAACTACACTGTTAGCTCTGTAGGAACGTCTACAGATTTTACTATTCCTATTGAGACTGTAGGTTTTGCACACACATATGTCAGTGGAGGTATTGTTAGAGTATCTGGTGTTACGACAAATGTTTTCCCAGTAGAAGATCTCAATCTAAGTCCAAGAGGTCTCAATTTTGTTGTTGATAGCGTTGTTGGTCTCACCACATACGTCACAAATGTTGGTATCTCCAGCATCATTCACAATTATATTCCAGACACCGGCAGTTCTCAGAAAGTTAAGAAGTATACAACATTAGGACAATCTATTAGCCCATCTGTTCTCAGAGTATCTGAAGGATGTGTTGCAGTTGGTGCTACCATTGAGAACCTGGCAGGCATTGTGACCAACAGTATTGGAACAGGAGTATCTTACCTCACTGGAATTACAACAGTGTTTGGTGTTGACATTGATGATATTGACAAGTGTGCTCTAGATGTCGGAACTATTCTCCTATCAGTAGCCCATGACATCACTAGGGGTGGTAACTCCAAGTGTATTGGTGCTGCAAAGTCATACTTCAATGATGATGGATCATTGATTGATACATTCCTCAGAAGGAATGAAGAAATTGAACAGACCATTGCAACTTTGAATCATGTATTCAAACCTGTTAGATCTGTAATCAATAATGTTGGTGCCGGTCAATTCCCAATCGGAACGAATGTAAATGTTATTGCTGCTGAATATGATAATGATATTGGTATTGTAACTATCACAACAAACGAATCTCATAACTTATCGATTGACGATCCAGTCGAACTTGTTGGTCTAGGATTTACATGTTTATATGATGGTGGAGTTACGGAAGTTGTGTTCCCATCCGCCAGACTTGGCCAAATTTATGATGTGTATAAAGTTATTGATTCTACTAGATTTGAATCCGTAGTAGGCATTTCGACAATCAACCACATTTATACAAGTGGAGGAACCGTCCAAAGATTTGGAAATTTCCAAGAAGAGTTTACTCAACTAAGAGACCTATCCATGCAGGGAGATCCTGTCTTTGGTTGGAACAGAGATCTACAAGGATGTGCAAACGTAGTCTCTGCTATTAGATCTTGTATTGGTATTGTAACTGGTATTCTACAAAATTATCTTGATAATGTTGGACTTGGAACTACAGCCCCAGAACCATGGGCAGGTTTTACGACCACATATCCTGGTAACGCTGGAGCTGGTCAGACTGATCCCGATGCAATTCCTTCTCAAGGTGTAGGTATCATTCGTAAGGGACCATATATTATTAACTGCACCAACTTTATCAAGAATAGTATTGGTGCTAGAATCGATGGATTTGCAGCTGATGAGGGAGATCAGGAAAATGATCTGGGCATTCAGGGTTCATTCAACGTGGACTCTTACACTCAGTTCAACCAAGGTGGCATTGGTGTTTCCGTATCCAACGGTGCTTATTGTCAGTTGGTGTCAATCTTTACTATCTGTTGTGATACTGCTATCTCTGCAGTCAAGGGTGGTCAACTTGACCTTACTAACTCCAACTCTTCTTTTGGTACTAGAGGTCTGATTGCTATTGGCGTTGGTGATAATACTACAAGCTCTGCTGATAGATATACTGCTAGAGTTGTCAATACGTCTACTAGAGGAAGTTCTACAATACAAGTTTCTGGTGTCGGTACATTCAAACCTTATGGTGGTCAGGCATTATACTTTGATGAATTATACACGACTATTGAGGACATTTTAGTTACTGATGGTGGATCTGGATATACATTACCACCAAAAGTTAATATAGAATTCCCAACTGGTCCTGGTAACGCAATTAATGCTCAGGCAACATCTAGCATTGATGCTGATGGTAAAGTAACCACAGTCAATCTATTGTCTCAGGGTCTACAGTATCAGTATGCTCCTAGCATTACTTTTACCAATCAACCAGGAGATACTACAGGAGTTGGAGCAGCTGCTACAGCATTAATGACTCCAGTTTATTATGGTGTTGATTCTGCTACAACTCCTTACGCTGGAATCAGCACAGTGACTTTGGTACAGACCCTAAATAATGACGTAGGTGTAGGAAGCACTGCATATTTCTCTAGACAGAGCCTGCAAATTGCATCATCTCATTCATTTGAGTTTATTGGAGCAGGTAACACTATTGAATTTGCATATCCATCTCGCGGTGGAGTTTCCAGACAAGAGGATGAAGTCATCAAAGTTGATGGTGGTGAGGTTATTTACACAAGCACGGATGAAAGAGGTAACTTTAGAATCGGTGATGGGGTTGTGATTAACCAAACAACAGGTACAGTATCTGGTAGAGATTATTCTAAGAGTTTATTTGTACAGGTAACACCATTCATTCTGGCACTAGGAGGAGAGTAATCAATGGCAATTGCAGCAGCAGCTGTTAATCAGTTTAAAACAGTTACACAAATTGTTGGAATCAATACCACTGAGGTATATGAAGCTCCTATTGGATTTGTTGGCATTGTTCTCCTTGCCCAAACAACAAACATCAGCACTGAGACAGAAACATTTACTCTAGGTTTTAGAAGAGAAGGTCAAGATGATGTTGATCTGATAAAATCTATTCCTATTCCTGCAGATGAAACAGCGGCTCTTCTATCTGGAAAACTTGTTCTGGAAACAGGAGATAAGTTAGTGACAGTTGGTAGCACAACTCCAGGCCTAAAGTTTTTATTAAGCGTTCTAGAAACAACAAACATCTAAGATTGAAATGGCGAAGCAACCAATCAGGTACTCTAATGGCAGAGTACCAGACTCCAGAATCGGCGTACCTGGATTTTCTGAAGAGAGGGATGTCTTCGGTCTTGTTGGTCGTGCGGGTATAGGTTCGACTGAATTTGTTGCCGATTATAATTTAGATATAAGAGGAGATCTCAAAGCAACAAGAATTATTGACGTTGATGGTTCTGATGGTGAGTTTGCATACTTCCTAACCAGAGATATTGATGGACTGAGATGGGTGGCAGCCCCACCTTTTGATACGAACGCTATTTTTATTGCAGAAGACGGAGATATTTTAGGTGTTACTTCCTTCACAGGAATTAACATTATTTCAGATCAGTTGTTGGGTATTAGTACAAACACAATCAACCCGAACTTAGCTGATATTAGATTGGATCCCAGATGGCTTAGAGATAGGTCTGGTGAATCTACAGATGAAGAAACTGCTGGTATCTACACCACTCGTAAGGTAGGTATTGGTAGCACTATCCCTCAATACTTCTTAGATGTAGTTGGTGATGCTCAGATCGATGGTAATCTAAACGTTACTGGTGTCCTGACGGCTCTTAGTATCGATGGATCTTTTGGTGACTTTGGTGATATTGAAACTGAAAATTTATTTGTAAATGGCATTTCTACATTTGTAGGACCATCTACATTCTTTAATGGCATTTCCATTGCATCTACTGGAGGCCCATTACAAGTCGGTGGTTTAACTACCATCACTAGCGGTATCATCAGCACTCGTACTGTTGATGCTAATTTTGTAAATGTATTTGATTTTGAAACTGTACAGTTTAGAAGTCAGGGCATTGCCACCTTTACTGGTATTGGTATTACTGTAAACCAGGCTAATATTGGTGTATTAACTGTCAGAGATTTCTTAGATGTAGATGCTGGTATTGCTACATTCAGTGAAGATACTACTGTTTTTGTTGGTGGTGGTACAACTATTCGTAGTGGCATTCTTAGCACTGGTACAGTTGATGCCAAGTTTGTTAATGTAGAAGATTTTACTACAATATTATTGAATGTAACTGGTATTGCCACAGCTCGCACACTAAATGTTTTAGGTGCTGGATTGACTGTTGCTGGTGTTACTACACTAACTGGAGCTCTTGATGCCAATGGTGATGTTGATGTCGATGGACAAACTGAGCTAGATGATCTTAACGTATCTGGTGTCTCTACATTTGCCGGTGCGATTGATGCAAATAGTTCTCTAAATGTTGAGGGTATTTCTACCTTCCAGTCTGATGCTACCTTCCAACAAGATGCAACTGTAGATCAAAATCTACTTGTCAGTGGTGCTTCTACTGTCACTGGACCTTCTACATTCCAGAGTGATGCTTCCTTCTTGGTTGATGTAACGATTGATGAGAACTTACTCGTTACTGGAATCACTACACTCAATGATCTCCTTGATGCAAACAATGGAGCTAGAATTAATGATATTAATCTAGCAATCACTGGAGAAAATATTATTGATACTAATGTTGGAATTCTAACACTTGACTCTGCTGGAAATTCTGTCATTGTTGATTCCGATTTCCTAGTAACCGGTGTAACTACATTCCAAAACATCTCATTCTTTGAACAGAACTCAACATTTGATGAGAATGTTTCTATTGGATCTAGCGTTATTATTACTGGTGTCACCACCATTGGTGGATTTACTGACATCAACAACACTTTAGATGTACAAGGTGACGCCTTAGTTGGTGGTGGATTAAGTGTTATTGGTGAATCTAGACTTGACGGAACGGTTTCTGCTGGATCATCAATTAATGCTCCACTCTTTGTAACTGGTGCAGGATCTTCTGGTTTTACAATCAGTACAGATACTATTCTTGGCCCAGAAATTATCTTCATTGATCCACAATCTCCACTTGGAATTAATAGTGGTATTGTAAGGATCAGAGGAGATCTATTCGTTGATGGTAGTCAGTTTACTGTAGACTCTTCCATCATTGAACTTGCCGACTTCAAGGTTGCTATCGCTACTGGTATTGCAACCGAGTTCTTACTTGACGGAGCAGGTATTGGAATTGGATCCGAGAACATTCAAAAGAATTTTGTTTATTCATATAGTGCTGGCGTTCTTCAATCTGATACTGGATTAGGTGTCACTGCAACTGGTGCATATAAGGTTGGAGTAGATACTGTTCTTTCTGCAGGAGTCCTTGGTCCAACTATTACAGAGTCAAGTCTTGAAGATGTTGGTGAGCTGAGAGAACTTATTGTTCTTGGAGTTGCTACAGCTCTAACCTTCAATGGTCAAATTCTATCTGGTATTGGTACAATTACCAATCTAATAACTGATGATCTTGTTGTCAATAACAACGCTGGCATCAGATCAGTATTTGCACAGACTGGATTTATTACGGCTCTGGCAGGACAAAATGCTGACTTTGACTATGGAAACTTTGATATTCTGAACACTGAAGTTGGTATTGGCACCACTATGAGTGGTGAGAATCTGTATTATACTAGTGGCGTTATCACTAACTTCACTAGCACTGCTGCTACTATTGAAAATATTAACAGTGCTGGATTTACAACTCTCACGAATGTTCTAGTCGGAACTGCACTATCTGTTGCTGGACTAGCAGATCCTACTGGTATTGCTGTAACTTTGGCGGGCCAAGGTGGCATCACCACAACCGGTGGCGATCTATATGTTGGTGGCGATCTATACATTGCTGAAGATTTAAGTCTTGATAATATTAATGCAATCAATGGTAACTTTAGTGGCATTCTTACTACTAAAGATTTTTATGCCACAGGTATTACTTCTTTAGCACAACTACAAGTCACTGGAGTATCCACTTTCCAAGACTTTGTTGATGTTAACGCTGATTTGGATGTAAGTGGCACTGTTAAGGCTAATGTTGGAATCTTTACAGAACTGTATGCTCAAACTGGTGTCGTAACGAATCTTTCTGGCACTAATGCATACTACAGTGTTGTAGATACTCAGACTCTACAGGCTGTTACTGGTATTGTTACAGATCTAAGTGGTACTAATGCATACTACAGTGTAGTTGATGCTCAGACTTTACAGGCTGTTGCTGGTGTAGTTACTGATATTAGCGGCACTAATGCATTCTACACAACTGGTGATCTACAAACTCTAAATGCAGTCACTGGTGTTATTACCAACTTCACTGGTGGCCTTGCTTCAGTAGATCAACTTAACTCTACTGGCGTAGTTACTGCTTCTAGACTTGACGGAACCGCTGATAATAGATTCAGTGGTCTTAGCAGCAACTTCAATGCTGCTGTTGGTATTCTATCTGCAGGAACATATGTTGGTGGTGCCTTTACTCAACTAAACTTTATCGGCACAAACCTTGAAGTTACTGTTGATCCAGAACCCGGAAACATTACACAAGCAAATATCAATATCCTTAGAGTTGCTGCTGCTGATGATGCTGAGACAGCAATCAATGTCATTGGTGGTATTGCTTCCGTAACTACTCTAGATGTCTCTGGCATTTCTACTCTTACGGGACAAGTTCTGGTTGAGAATGACATTAGTGTCGGTGGTGTTATTACTGCCACTAACTTTATTGGTGCTGCTGATGATAGATTTACTGGTCTAAGTAGCAATTTTAATGCTGCTGTTGGACTATCTTCTGCGGGAACATATGTTGGTGGAGCATTTACCAATCTCAATTTCAGTGGTACAAATCTAGTTGTTACAGTTGATCCAGAACCAGGCAACATCACTCAAGGAAATATCAACATCCTCAGAGTTGCTGGTGCTGATGAAGCTGAGACAGCAATTAATGTCATTGGTGGTGTTGCTTCTGTCACGTCTCTAGATGTAACCGGACTTACTACTCTAACCGGGCAAGTCCTAGTCGAAGGTGATGTAAATGTTCTTGGTGTTGTTACTGCTAACGCATTCAATGGAAACATTAACGCTGGCACCGGCACTATAACAGATTTAAATGGAACCAACCTATACTATAACGTTGGTGACTTCCAAACCCTACAAGCCGTCACTGGTGTTGTAACGGATCTCAGTGGAACCAACCTATTCTATAACGTTGGTGATTTCCAGACTCTACAGGCTGTTGCTGGTGTTGTCACCGATCTGAGAACTACAAACTCATTCTCTACCGTTGTCGATACTCAAGAACTCTTTGCAGTTAGTGGTGTAGTTACAAATCTTACTGCAACTGCAGCGACAATTACTGATCTAAGGACAACCAATTCATTCTCTACGGTTACTGACACTCAAGAACTTTATGCTGTAACTGGTGTCGTAACTGACCTCAGTGGTACTAACGCTTACTATAGTGTTGGAGACTTCCAGACTCTACAAGCCGTCACTGGTATTATTACTAATCTAAGTATTGACAATTCTTTGTTTGTTAATACTCTGGATGCACAACTACTTCAGGCTGTAACTGGTGTTATTACCAACTTTACTGGTGGTCTCGCCTCGGTAGATCAACTTAACTCTACTGGCGTAGTTACTGCATCCAGATTTGATGGTACGGCTGATAATAGATTCAGTGGTCTTAGCAGTAACTTTAATGCTGCGATTGGTATTCAGTCTGCAGGCGATTTTGTTGGCGCATCTTTCACAACAATTAACTTTGTTGGAACTGGTCTCACTGTACTTGTTACTCCAAATATTGTTGATGGGACAATCGTTGATGTAGATATTGTTAGAGTACAAGAAGCTCAATCAGCAGACTTCTCTGAATTATCTGGAGTTGCCACTAGTGTTATCGGTGGTATTGCTTCCGTCACGGCTCTAGATGTTGTAGGACTCACCACTCTCACCGGACAAGTTCTTATTGAAGGTGATGTAAATGTTCTTGGTGTTGTTACTGCCAACGCATTCAATGGAAACATCAATGCTGGCACCGGTACTATCACAGATCTAAATGGAACCAATGCATTCTATAACATTGGTGACTTCCAGACTTTAAATGCAGTCTCTGGTATTATTACTAACCTGAATATTGATAATACACTTTTCGTTAATACTCTGGATGCACAACTACTTCAGGGTGTGTCTGGTGTAATCACAAACTTTACTAGCACTGCATCAACAATTACCGATCTAAACACCACCAATATATTCTCCACAGTTGTTGATACTCAGGAGCTATATGCAGTTAGTGGTGTAATTACAAACTTCACTGGCACCGCTGCAACAATTACCGATTTAAACACCACCAATATATTCTCTAATGTAGTTGATACACAGGAGTTATATGCAGTTACCGGTGTTGTTACTGACCTGTCTGGTACTAATGCTTTCTACAACACTGTAGATGTTCAGACACTTAATGCAGTCTCTGGTGTTATAACTGATCTAAACATTGATAATACACTCTTCGTTAATACTCTGGATGCACAACTACTTCAGGGTGTGTCTGGTGTAATTACAGATCTGAGTGGAACAAATGCTTTCTATAGTGTTGGTGACTTCCAGACTCTACAAGGAGTTGTTGGAGTAATTACGGATCTGTCTGGTACTAATGCATTCTATAATGTTGTTGATGCTCAGACTCTACAAGGAGTTTCTGGTGTAGTAACGACATTAACTTCTACTGATGTAACAGTTCAAGGAGGCCTTCAGGTCAATGGATTCGCAACAATTACTCAGGATCTAACTGTCACAGGTGACTTGGCAGTTGGTGGAGTTCTCACTTATGAAGATGTCAGAAATGTAGACTCGATTGGCCTTGTTACTGCAAGAGTTGGATTGAATGTAGGAGATCCTACCATTGGTATTGCTGTTACAATCAGCAGCGATGGTAACGGAGACTTTACTGGAATTGTTACTGCACTTAGATTTGTTGGTGAGACTTTAGAAGCAACAGGTGTAGTAACTACTAATAATCTATTCGTCACTGGTCCATCTACATTTGAAGGACCAGTTGAGACACCATCCCTTGTCATTGATGGTGATGGAGCTGTTGGTGGAAACCTTGAGGTCACTGGAATTACAACTCTCAATCAACTTGAGGTTAATGATCTAGTTATCTCTGGTATTCTTACTACCTTTGGATTCATTGCAACTGATGCATATATTCAGTATGCAGGTATCACCACACTTAATGCAGTCTCTGGTATTATTACCAATCTGAATATTGACAATTCTTTGTTTGTCAATACTCTGGATGCACAACTACTTCAGGCTGTAACTGGTGTTGTAACTGATCTTAGCGGTACTAACGCATTCTATAATGTAGTTGATGCTCAGACACTTCAAGGAGTTGCTGGTGTCGTAACTGACCTAAGTGGTACTAACGCTTACTACAGCGTAGTTGATGCACAGACTCTCCAAGGTGTTGCTGGTGTCGTAACGGATCTCTCCGGTACTAATGCATACTACAGTGTTGGTGACTTCCAAACACTTCAAGCCGTCACTGGTGTTGTAACGGATCTCTCCGGTACTAACGCATTCTATAATGTTGTTGATGCTCAAACACTTCAGGGAGTTGTAGGTGTCGTAACGGATCTCTCCGGTACTAATGCATTCTATGATGTAGTTGACGCTCAGACGCTTCAGGGACTTACAGGTGTCGTTACTGATCTAAGTGGAACCAATGCATACTACAGTGTTGGAGATCTACAAACACTCCAAGCTGTATCTGGTGTCGTTACTGATCTAAGTGGAACCAATGCTTTCTATAGTGTCGTAGATGCTCAGACACTTCAAGGAGTTGCTGGTGTTGTTACTGATCTGTCAGGTACTAATGCATACTACAGTGTTGGCGACTTCCAAACTCTGCAAGGTGTGGCTGGTGTTGTAACGGATCTCAGTGGATCTAATGCATACTACACAACTGGTGACTTCCAAACTCTCCAAGGTGTTGCTGGCGTCATCACCGACCTGAGTGGAACCAACGCTTACTACAGTGTTGGAGATCTACAAACACTTCAAGCTGTTGCTGGTGTTGTTACCGACCTGAGTGGAACCAACGCTTACTACAGTGTTGGAGATCTACAAACTCTACAGGCCGTCACTGGTGTAGTTACTGATCTGAGAACCACAAACTTATTCTCTACCGTTGTCGATACTCAAGAACTCTATGCAGTCACGGGTGTTGTTACCAACTTTGTTGGAACTTCTGCCACAGTATTTGACCAGTTCAATGTTGGTGTCGGTGGAACAATTCTAACCGCATTCTATAATTTCTTACCCGGAAACGCAGGCATTGCTTCTGTTGGTATTGGTAGTGCCAATCCCCAAGAGCTTCTAGATGTAGGTGGTGACGCTAGAATTGGTGGAAATCTAAATGTAGTTGGAATTCTCACTGCTCAAAATGTTACTGAGTTTAAATTTGCAGATGATATTTCTAGTGGATTCAATGGTATTACAACGCAATTTACTCTTTCAACGGATGGCACTAACTACCTAAATAGTGAAATAACAACCTCTGCCAGATTACTAATCTCCGTTGGCGGTATCGTTCAACAACCTGATGTTCTCCAACAAGTTGGATACTATATAAGTGGTGGTACTGATCGAACAACGGATCCAATTACACTGAATTTTGCTGAGGCACCAAGAGCTGGGGCAGCATTCTTCGGAATCATCTACGGATTGACGATTGCACCATCTGTTGCATATGTTACCCAAGAGACATCCATCATTAACGCTATTATTTTCGGATAAAAAAGTACAATGGCAAAAAGACAAGAAGAAAGATATGTATTTGATGCTTCGGCAGGGACTTTAAAAGTCCCTGGTCACATTGAACTTGAAGCTCTTCTCGCAGTTATCAATGTTACTCGTGAGACTATTATTTTTGCAACGGGAACTCTTGGAAAAGGTGCCACTAGACAGCATGAGCATTTGCCTCTAGGTCAGGATGCTGACTTCCCATATTCACTTGATGGCACTTGTACTTTTACATTTGATTTTGATACTGCCGGTGCCGGAATGGCAGACAATGATCGTCTGTTAGTTTACTATGAGGATGAGTTAAGAGGTTTAACAATTAGGCCGTTTGATGCTGCAGTCGATGCGGTAGAAAGAATTAAAGTATCTAATCCACAGTCTTTGATTGATGCCGACTTTGAATATGGACTTCAAGATACTAAATGGCAGAATCTTGGAGTTAATAGAGGAAAACCCTCATTCTATACCTATGAAGGTCCTCAGGAAGATATAACCTCAATTTCCAGTGATGGAGCTTCACCTTTCTCCAACATTACCGTCACCTATGCAGTCGCTAGTCCTGGAATTGGACTTACTATCACTGCAATTGAAGTTAGTGGATTGGATAATGAGAGGGATGCTGAAGGAATTTTTATTCCGTTTAATGATACAGGAACAACATCTGTTTACAAAGCCAAGGGTGTTGTCGCAGCAGGAACTATAAACACTCCTTATACACAAGTTAAAGTTGGTGCTGCATATTCCGAATCAGCAATTGCAATTCAAACTGCCACTGGAAATGCAGCTGGAACAATTTCACTTACTACTACACAAGAACATGGATTATTTCCGGGCAGTCCAATTGTATTTGTAGATAGCAACACTGGGGCTCAACCTTATGATGGTAGGTTCTTTATCAGTACAGTTACATCTGGAACAGAGTTTGATTTTGATATTCAAGCTGATGCAACTGGTGGTATTAGTTTAGAGACAACTTCATTATTTGCATTAAATGATTCAATCTTTACGCATAGACCATTTGATGGTGGTGTAGAGGTAGGTGTTGGACTACCAGTAGCAGGACAAACTGCAAAGAGACAGACTAAGCGTTACTTCAGATATCAGTCTGGAAAGGCAATTAACTATAGTACGGGCGTCTTATTTAATCCAGTTTATGATTTAAGACAGGCTGATTATGATTCTGGACTAGGAGAAATTGAATTTAAAACACAGATTGAACATGGTCTTCAAACGGGCATTGGCATTGAGATTGATGGTATTGAAACATCTGGATATGATGGAACGTATCTAGTAAAAAGAATTGAAGACGCATATACATTTGTTGTAGATGCCATTGCGACACCAGCAGCAACTCCTGCTATTTTTAGCGATTTTACTACTGTTGGAATCAATACTTGGACAGGAAGTACAATTAAGACTGGAATGTTTGATGATCTCAATGGAGTATATTGGGAGTATGATGGTCAAGAGATAAATGTTGTTAAGAGATCTTCTACTTACCAACTAGCCGGAACTATTGATGTCACTACTGGAATCACCACAGTTACTCAAGGAGGAACCCCAACAAAATTTACTGAGCAGTTGACCGTTGGTGACTGTATTCAGATTAGAGGTGGAGCTTACTTTGTGACATCTATCACTAGTGATACAGAACTGCACATCTCTCCTTCATTCAGAGGGGTAACAGTATCAAATGTTCAAGCAACAAAAGTAAAAGAAGAAAGAATTCCACAGAGGCTTTTCAACTTTGATAAGTTGGATGGAACCGGCCCATCAGGATACAAAATGCCTTTGTATGGGTCAACAATTCTAATGCAGATGGTTGGTATTCAATACTCTTGGTATGGTGCCGGACATGTTGACTATATGATTCGTGGTCCTTTGGGAGACTGGATTATTGCACATAGAATTGCCAATAACAATAGAAATATTGAAGCTTATATGAGAAGTGGAAATCTTCCAACTAAATATGAAATTTCTAATGGAGATCATGGGTCTCCTCTTACCGTTGCAACTGGATTGACAACATCTGTTCTTAATCTTAAGGATGCATCTAGATTCCCCACACCATCAGCAACTTATCCAGAGTATGTTTATTTGACTAGCAACCAAAGCGGTACTATTCGTAATGAAATTATGAGTTACACCGGTAAAACTGGAAATCAACTAACTGGAGTGACGACAGCTACATCATATACCGCATGGATGGCAGGTCAAAATAGATCTTTCTCTGCTGGAGAACGTTTTGGTGATGGTAGCGGAAACAATTCATATGATCATCCAGTTGGAACTGGTGTTATACTTATGAGTAGGTTTTCTCCAAACATTTCACACTGGGGATCATCCGTAATTATGGATGGTACGTTTGACGAGGACGACGGATATGTGTTCACACTTTCAAAAACTATTGCCAACTTCCCATCTTCCTCAACTCAGACAGTTCTTTTATTCAGACCAGCTCCATCTGTGAGTGATAGTCTTCCTGGAGAATATGGCCAAAGGGAAGTTACCAATAGATCTATCACTAAGATACGGTCTGTTCAGATTGGCAACCCACAAGGAAGGAATTTAGAAATTGCTGCAATATTAAATCCAAGGAATTTAGCAGACATTACTTGGTTAAATTGCAATGAGGTTACTATTGCCGGTGGTCTTGTTGCATCTCAACCATCATTTGCACAGTATGAGAACACTACTACAACTCTTCCTACAGATGGTCAAGTTCTGTTTAGATTCTTAAACTCTTCAGGAACAGTTGACTTTAAAGTTAATCAAGAAGTGAAAGAACTTCAGAATTCTATTCTTGGAGGAAATTATGTTTATCCTGATGGTCCAGAGACTCTAGCTCTGGTCATTAGGAATAATAGTGGTCAGACAGCAGACATTGACATTATTCTATCCTGGACGGAGGCACAAGCGTAATGGCTGAATTAAGTAGAGGTCAGATATTAAAGTATCCTGAAGTTGTTGGTGGTGTTGCCGGTGCTGGTGGAACGGTTCAACTTGACGATGGTTCTGGTAATAAATCTATCAATTTAAAAGCACCAGATGATATTAGAATAGGGACAGGATATACATTAACTCTCCCAGAGGAACTTGGAACAGTGGGCCAAGTGCTTTCAATTGAAGCAAGTGGTGTTACTACATTCACGACTGTATCGGCAGCTCCAGGTGGTTCTGATACACAGATACAATATAATGATGGTGGAGCAACTCTTGCTGGTATGGCTGCCACGACAGATGGCACTCATCTTTACATCTCTGATGGCAATGAGATTAGATTTGAAGATGGTAATGGTGGGGAGTATGTTGCTCTTGGAGCATCTACTAATTTAGCTCAAAACATTAAGATTAATCTACCATCCAGCATTGGTAATGCAGGTGATGCTCTTATCTTACAACCACCAGTTTCTGCTACAGAGGCTGATACTGCATGGGGTATTCCTCCTTCAGGAACCACACAAAACCCTGGCGGTGCAGGTAATGGAGAGGTTCAATATAATGTTGGAGGAACCTTCACAGGTGAGGCAGCATTTGCATATGATCAGGTAAGTAATACCCTTTCTGTGGAACAAATTAATTCTACTGGTATTATCACCACTGGACTATTAGATGTTGATAGTCTTAGACTTGATGGAAATACAATTTCCAATACTGCATCGACTGAGATTAATCTTGATGCAACCTTTATTGATATCTTAAACAATACGTCTCTTCGTTTTTATAATGCCACTGGCACAAACTATGGTGCAATTAAGTTTGATAATCCTTCCGCAGACTACACAATAACACTTCCAGCGACAGTCGGAGCTGCTAACGAAGTTCTTCAGTTTGATGGAACGGGTGCAGCGTCATTCGTATCGAACACAAAAACTTTAAACTTTATTATTGATGGTGATGGTGCTGACATTACGACAGGAATCAAAGGACACGTTGTAATTGATGCTGATTATACCGTCACTGGATGGACTGTGATTGCAAATGCAAGTGGTAGTATTGTTGTTGATGTAAATAGAGCTACGTTTACTAACTTCCCAACAACAGCCTCTATTGCAGGAACAGAACTTCCAACTCTTTCTGCGGCGCAAAAAGCAGAAGACCTTACACTCACAACATGGACAACAACCTTGAGTGCAAGAGACATTCTAGAGTTTGAAGTTGATTCTGCATCTGGGGTTTCACTAGTAACCGTAGCTCTTCGTTTAGTTCATCGTTAATTATGGCACTTGCTTTTATTACTTTAGTTCCAGATGCTATTACTGAACTCACAAATTTAACGGGTGTAGTAACTGATATTGATAGTGGTGTTGATACTCCAGATGGAGCCACAGTTAATTGGTCTGGATCTGGTGATATCAGACTCGCAGTTTCGTTTCCTACACCACCTGGAGATCTTCGGACTGGAGTAGGACTACAAACAGCTAGAGTTAGATTTCAAAGAACAGACTTAGCTCCAAATAATCCTACTTATTCAATTGGAATACAAGAGGATGATGGTTTAGGAAATAAAACAGTTCGGGCAAGTTCTACAATTACTACCTTACCAGCAGGAACAGCTTTTAATGATATTACATTTAACTTTGATGCAAGTATCTTAGCACTTCAAAATGGATCGGAGTTAGAAGTCTTTCTTGAACAGACCGGCGGCTCTGGTGGAAACCCAGCGCGAAGACGTGGATTTAACATTGATGAGGTCGATGTACAGTTGCAATACGACACACCTCCTGGTTTCCTATCAGAATCAAACGTAGTTTGGGTCTAGGGGCCTTGACGAGGGTAGAAAACCGTACTATACTAAATAGGTCAACGGGTTAAGAAACGTAACGGTTTTTAATCCATTGTAACACCCCGTAAACCGAGACCTATAGGGTGTATAAAGCACGTCTCTCATATCCTGTCTAAGGGTGACAGGAAATAGTAACTCCACCATTTCCCTGATGGTCTTACTTTTTTGTTCAAACTAATGTCTGCTACTCTTTCACGTCAACAACAATCGAATACTTGGGAACAGTTCTGCAACTGGGTAACTTCAACCAACAATCGCCTCTATGTAGGCTGGTTCGGAGTCCTGATGATTCCTTGCCTACTTGCTGCTACAACCTGTTTCATCATCGCCTTCATCGGTGCTCCCCCAGTGGACATCGACGGCATCCGTGAACCCGTCGCTGGTTCTCTGATGTACGGTAACAACATCATCTCTGGTGCTGTTGTCCCTTCGTCCAATGCTATTGGACTTCATTTCTATCCCATCTGGGAAGCCGCTTCGCTTGACGAATGGCTCTACAACGGTGGTCCTTTCCAACTAGTTGTCTTCCACTTCCTTATCGGTATCTATGCTTACATGGGTCGCGAATGGGAACTCTCTTATCGTCTGGGGATGCGTCCTTGGATCTGTGTTGCTTACTCCGCTCCTGTTGCTGCTGCTTCTGCGGTCTTCCTTGTTTATCCTTTCGGTCAAGGTTCCTTCTCTGACGCAATGCCTTTGGGAATCTCTGGAACGTTCAACTACATGCTCGTCTTCCAGGCTGAACACAATATTCTCATGCATCCCTTCCATATGCTCGGTGTTGCTGGGGTATTTGGTGGCTCTCTGTTTAGTGCTATGCACGGAAGTCTGGTTACGTCTTCTCTCGTTCGAGAGACGACTGAGAACGAATCCCAGAACTACGGATATAAGTTCGGACAAGAAGAAGAGACCTACAACATTGTAGCCGCTCACGGTTACTTCGGTCGCCTAATCTTCCAATACGCATCCTTCAACAACTCCCGTTCACTGCACTTCTTCCTCGCAGCATGGCCTGTCGTTGGTATCTGGTTCACTGCACTTGGTGTTAGCACCATGGCCTTCAACCTGAACGGTTTCAACTTCAACCAGTCCATTATGGACGGTCAGGGTAAAGTCCTCAACACTTGGGCTGATGTCCTCAACCGTGCTGGTCTTGGTATGGAAGTCATGCATGAGCGTAATGCTCACAACTTCCCTCTCGACCTTGCTGCTGTTGAGTCCACTCCTGTTGCTCTAACTGCACCTACTATCGGCTGATATGCCTGACGGTAGTTTTCACCCCGTCACTCATGTGGCGGGGTTTTTTATAGGTATTTCATCTATTGCACTTCCTTTACTTTGTGTGGTATTATTATGATTGGTAAACTCGATCCTGAAGAACACGTTATGGAAGATGATCCACAATACTTTGCCTGGAAAGAAGGCGGTATCATGGACACAGTACAAGCAACAATCAAGACTCTAGGTTGGGAATCAACTGACGAGATTGATGTAGAGATTGGTGGTACATCTGTATCTGGTATTGATGTTGGCGAAGAGTACAATAAGAAGTGGCAGTCACCGATTGGCACTCGTAAGTATAATAAAGATGCTTTCATTATTATTAAAAACCAATCCCGTAGGGACCTAACTAAGTCACAACCAAACCCTGAGCTTAGAGGTCATCATGCCTGATCCAGATGCACTATGGAAGGACATCCAGAAACTCGATGATATGTATGAAGAGTTACTGTGGCATCCTGATGACGAATTGCAATTTACTCACGATGGTCAGAGGATCATCATTACAAACAAAACTTTGGAAGACAAAAAATGACAACAAGTACACTAAATATACCGCAAAGGGGGTGGTTCGATGTCCTCGATGACTGGCTTAAACGAGACCGCTTTGTATTTGTGGGCTGGTCTGGACTATTACTTTTTCCCACTGCTTATCTGGCAATTGGTGGCTGGCTTACTGGCACGACGTTTGTTACAAGCTGGTATACCCACGGATTGGCGTCTAGTTATCTTGAGGGCGCTAATTTCCTCACGGCAGCTGTGTCAACTCCTGCTGACGCTATGGGTCATTCTCTTCTTCTACTTTGGGGTCCTGAGTCTCAGGGAGATTTCGTCCGCTGGCTCCAACTTGGCGGACTCTGGAATTTTGTGGCGCTCCACGGAGCCTTTGCTCTCATAGGTTTCATGCTCAGGCAGTTTGAGATTGCTCGATTAGTTGGAATCCGTCCTTATAATGCGATTGCTTTTTCGGGTCCCATCGCTGTCTTTGTCAGCGTCTTTCTTATCTATCCTCTGGGACAATCGTCCTGGTTCTTTGCTCCCTCCTTCGGTGTGGCAGCAATCTTCAGGTTCCTGTTGTTCCTACAAGGGTTCCACAACTGGACGCTCAACCCCTTCCACATGATGGGAGTTGCTGGTATACTGGGTGGAGCACTGCTCTGTGCTATTCACGGTGCTACTGTAGAAAACACACTTTATGAAGACGGTGAACAATCAAATACTTTCAAGGCATTCGAGCCTACTCAAGAAGAAGAGACCTATTCGATGGTTACTGCCAATCGTTTCTGGTCCCAGATTTTTGGAATCGCCTTCTCCAATAAGCGTTGGTTGCATTTCTTTATGCTTTTTGTTCCTGTTATGGGTCTCTGGACTTCTTCCATTGGCATTATTGGCTTGGCTCTTAATCTTCGTGCCTACGATTTCGTCTCTCAAGAAATTAGAGCAGCAGAAGATCCTGAATTTGAGACCTTCTACACGAAGAACATCTTGCTCAACGAAGGGCTCCGTGCATGGATGGCACCAGTAGATCAGCCACACGAGCAGTTTGTATTTCCAGAGGAAGTTCTCCCGAGAGGCAACGCACTCTAAACCACTTCCCAAACCGTCCACCACTCCTTGACAGGGGTGGTTTTTTATTGTATAATGACTTCGTAATCAATCAAACTCATGACTGTTTCACTGTTATCTCTTGCACTCTCCTCCGTATTTCTTGGAATCTGTCTTGCATTCGGTGTTGCGCGGTTTGTTGATTGGGCAGTTGAACACCCTGATACGGCTGGTGTTGTGGTATTATCAATTCTATTTTCTGCTTTTATCTTTGTTATTCTTACTCTAAATCTACCTTCACTCTCATGACTGATCAATGCTGACTATTATCAACCATCTAACGGCATTCTGGTCTGTCGTGGTGATGAATTGTATTCGACCAGTCAATTGGAAATATTGTTATCGTATTGATCAATGGCTGATTCCTGAGTTACATCAGGGAATACTGATATATATTGACAAAAATCACAATCATTTGTATATTGAAGAGAGAAAATACCTAGATAAACTAAATGCAGAACGAATCAATGGCGAGAGGTCAAATTGACAAGCCTACTGTACTAGGAAGAGTTTACAAAATGAAGAATGAATTATATAATGGAGTGCATGGAAACAAAAGTGGTGATTGGCATGATGGTGCTCATGATGCATACAATAAGATACTAGATATGTTAAATGAGTTCTCTGGCTAAAATCGACTTTAGCTTCCATATATTTCGGAAAAATTATTCCGCCATTTTTTCAAGCCACAGGATTTTCAAAAATGAGTAAAGGATTTGATGTAGAGAAAGTTGACGTTGAAATTTCTAAAGAAAGTATGAGTGCTCTTTTGAAGAAATATAAAAAATTGAAGAAATTCTCAAAATCCAACTTTTTACAAATTAAGAGGGCTGGTGGAGAAAAGACGATTATTGATGAATTGATTGAAGAGTCAAAAGACTATGAATTGTGATTGTATCATATGTTACAAAAATACTTGACTAAATAATCGAAAGGTCATATAATGGCCATACGTTCATCCGGGTGGTAGTCGCTAGGCAGATAGTCTAGAAAGACGCCACAGGACGCAAGTAAGTCGCGGAACGGAGCGTTCATCCTATGTTATCACTGCTGACTGTGTTATTCATGCATGTCCCACCTGAAGATTATCTTCGGTGTGAAGACTATGAATGGTTAAAAGAAGGAATTCAGAGTTCTACTCTGTTTACTCCTTCTCAGAAGTTTGATATCATCACAAGATGGATCGAACATACTGAACCCAGTTGTTTTGATACCAAGGACGCACACGACTGAAGGAACGGGAAAACGGATCCTGCTACGGCAGAGAAGGTTAACTTTCCATTCTTTTAGGAGACTACCAATGAACACACTCAATATGATCAGAAAGCAGATTCAAAAGGCTTCTGCTCTTCACGATGCACAGATTGCTATGACAGCCTATCGTGGTGTTGAGTATGAGTGCAAGCAGAGCGGTGAAGAAGTTCACGGCACATTCTGCTATCGCGGTCACACTTACGCTAAGTGACATGCAAGCATTACAAATTAGTGGGATCATATCCCTAGGTTGTATTGCTATCATGTTTCTGATCTATAGAGAAATAAAATTTCTCTATAAATAAATTCAAGAGGGTCTTGCGACCCTCTTTTTTTGTGCTATACTAGGCGAAGCAATCCAAGGCATATGGACCACATGGACGAGGCGGCAATTTGGAGAGAGCGATATTTTGCTCTTCATCGCTGGGTGAAGAAAATTCATCCGTATCTGCTGATTCCTTCAGCAGACATTGAGGAAGCAAGTAAAGCTGATTGGGAGGATTTTTGGAAAAGTTTTGAGAAAGGGGAAGATCATGATGTCTGAAGAAAAGACCGACATTTATGCTAATTTAAAATGTAGCATGATGGAACGGGTGTCCTACCTTGAAAATAAAATTAAAGAAAATTCGGAAGAAATTGCTAACTTGAAACAACTACTCTCTGAAATTGAAAATGTCTAAAGAAAAGTGCATTGAAGTCATCGAAGACTACTACATGACAACACTAGATCACCTTTTTGAGGAAGGCCGACATGATGATGCCACATCGGTTTTTCTTGAATTTGTCGTCGATGGAAAAGAACCAGAAAAATGGACATTTCTTGAACATCTAGAACCAATTCGTTTGGATTTGGAAGATGACCTATATTCCTAAAATTAATGATTATGTAATTTGGATAGATGAATTAGGTTGCAGAACTGAAGGATGGATTTATTTTGTTTGTAAAGACTACATAACCATTGAGGTAGCTGTAAAAGAAAAACCTGATGATCTTGTAGTTTTTCATAAGAAGACTCACGTTCTCGTTCTTTGCTATTCTCAGTATTGGAAAGAATTGAAATTCGTAAAAAAGAGAAAGGAGGTGAATGCATGACATTTACAGTTTATTCAAAATCAAATTGTCCTTACTGTATAAAAGCTAAAACTCTTCTAGACTTGACAGAACAGAAATATATCGTGTATACTCTAGATGTAGATTTTACTAAAGATGAGTTTTATACTTTATTTGGTGAAGGATCTACATTTCCAAAAATTATCAAAGATGGACAAGTAATCGGAGGATGTGTTGACCTCGCAAAATTTTTCAGAGAGGAAAATATCCTCTGATATACCTATAAATAGAGGTGTAGATCTAATTCTTAATGGAGTACAAAAACCTAAAAAAACAATCGACTTACAGCTAGGATTTAGACTTTTCAAAAGAAAATACACAATAAGTTTTTCTTTTGATTCAAAAAAGATATAGGAGGCGTAACCATGTTAGCAGTATCTCTCGTATTAGGAACTTTCCTTATGATTGGTGCCTTTCTGACAGGATCAATTTTTGGATGGATTATACGGGAAAATGTAATCGCCTTCAACGTTCCCCAAGATCTGCATCCAGAAATGTATGATGAGACTGGAGGTATACTTCCAGACCAATTGATTGCATTTAGGTTTGAAAATTCATTTGAAGATGAAGACTATTATGAAGATTAACTTTGTATTTACCCATGGCTAAACGATTACCACCCAACCCAATGCAGAGCGAAATTCTGCAAGCAGTATCTAGCGCAAAGACTAAAAAGGAAAAAGTAGATATTCTAAGGCAATTTAGAAATCCTGCGCTAGTTTCACTTTTGATTTGGAACTTTGACACCACTGTCAAATCTGCTTTACCAGAAGGAGAAGTTCCTTACACACCAAACGATAACACCGTACCAGACGGTCTTTCTCGTCTCTCTAGCACTTATAGGACTTTCTATAATTTCATTGAGAGCGGAAATCGTGACATTAGTCGCAATCGTAGAGAATCTCTCTATATTGAATTGTTGGAATCCCTTCATAAGGATGAAGCAGAACTTCTTTGTTTAGTAAAGGACAAACAAATTGGAAAGAAATACAGAATCACTAAAAACGTTGTCACCGAAGCCTACGAGGACATCGTTTGGGAAAGAAATCGAGATTGACCAAATGGTTGAGTTGTGGACGGAAGAAGAGCTTCAAACTTGTAAGAAAATTTACGGATGTACAGTTCTGAAGCATAACTGCCGTCCAGCTGACGCTGAAGACCGGTCTTTACCTACTGATGCTTACTTGGTTAAATACTCAGTAGATGAAGAGATATTCTATGATATTGCCCGATGCGGAAAACAAGTCAAATTATTTGATATGTATTATGACAAGTTCAAAACTAACTTAATTTCTTTTGAGTGGACAAAGGGCACTGTGAAACCGAAACTATACGGTTATCAACCACCAGACTCCAAGAAAAAAGGTAAACGATGAAAACCAAAAAAGCCATCAAATACATAATCAAACATCCTGAATTATTTACTGATGGTGATCTACAGTATGCTAGACTAATTAAGAAACAACGTGACTTGAAAAAACAGAATGGAAAATGTCAAACTGATCTCAAAGACTCCCGATGCTGAGGCACTTATTGCATACTGTGCAAGAGTAAGCAACCCAGCAAATCAAGACAACGAGAATAGCGCAGGATTGCTCCGGTATTGTATTAAACACAAGCACTGGAGTATCTTTGAGCAGGCTTCTATGACTCTAGAGATCAACACTACTAGAGGAATCGCAGCCCAAATTCTTCGACATAGGTCCTTTACATTTCAGGAGTTTTCTCAACGGTATGCAGATTCCTCTCTGCTTGCCGATAAGATTCCTATGTTTGAACTACGTCGTCAAGACACAAAGAATCGTCAAAATTCTATTGATGATGTTGATCCTTTCACCAAGCAGGAACTGGAGATCGTTATCAAGCGACACTTTGATTCTGCTATGAGTATCTACAAGCAGATGCTTGATCTGGGAATTGCAAAGGAGTGTGCAAGGTTCGTTTTGCCCCTAGCCACGCCCACTAGGATCTACATGACTGGAACACTTAGGTCTTGGATGCATTACATTGATTTACGCTCGGCCAATGGCACACAGAAAGAGCATATGGATATTGCCAATCAATGTAAGTGTACTTTTGCTGGTGAGTTTCCTACAATCGCGGAAGCAATGGGGTGGACTGAGCACACTAAATAATATGTGGAGATTCTAACTTATGGCAACATACCCCGTAGTGAACACCAAAACTGGTGAACAGAAAGAGGTTCGTCTCAGCGTACATGCATGGACAAAGTGGTGTGATGAGAACCCAGATTGGCAAAGGGATTGGTCGGATCCCTCTACTGCACCATCTGCCTGTGAGGTGGGTGAGTGGAGAGATAAACTTGTCAGCAAAAATCCCGGATGGAATGAAGTGCTCGGCCGAGCAGCAAAATCTCCCGGTTCCAGAGTAAAAAAAATCTAGTAAATTTCCTATGCCAGCAAGAAAAAAGAGGTCTAGTTCCAATGTCGGAGTTGGTCTTTCGGCTAAACAAATGCGCCGCAAAAAACCAATCGATTCTGATAAATTAGATAGAATCGTTCCTCTGACAGATAATCAAAAAAAATTCTTTGAAGCATTTGACGAGGGAAAACACCTTGTAGCTTATGGATCTGCAGGAACTGGAAAAACTTTTATTGCACTTTACAATGCGTTGAGGGATGTTTTTAATGAAATTACTCCCGCAGAAAAAATCTATCTTGTAAGGTCTCTTGTAGCTACGAGAGAAATTGGTTTTCTTCCTGGAGATCATGAGGATAAGTCATCTTTGTATCAAATTCCATATAAGAACATGGTTCAAAGTATGTTTGATCTAGATACAGATGTTGACTATGACATGCTTTATGGTAAACTAAAAGAACAAGAGACAATCAGTTTCTGGAGCACATCATTTATTCGTGGAACAACGTTTGATAATGCTATTCTCATTATTGATGAGTTTCAAAACCTCAATTTCCATGAGCTAGATTCTATTATTACCCGTGTCGGTGAAAATACTAGAATTATTTTCTGTGGTGACGCAAAACAATCGGATTTAGTCAAACAGAATGAACGAAATGGTATTGACAGTTTCATGAATATTTTACGAAGAATGTCTTCGTTTGAATTGGTGGAATTCAATACTGATGATATTGTTCGGTCTGGTCTTGTTAAAGAATACTTAGTTGCAAAGGAGGAACTTGATTTGTGAGTTTTAATCATGTGAATGTTGATTTTCCTCCTAAACCGAAGAGGAAAGAAATTAATGGAGTCAGGCACTACGTTGTGCCTGAAAATAATACACTAAAACATCTTGTCTCTGTTACTTCAGTTATAAGCTGGATTAACAGAGACAAGTTTTCTTCTTGGAGAAAACGTGTAGGTGAAGAAGAGGCAAACAAGATCACAACTAGAGCAGCGAGTCGTGGTACTGATACTCATACTCTAATTGAACATCTGCTCAAGAATGATGAACTTCCAACTGGATCAGTTCAACCTTTGTCTGAGTTTCTATATCTCATTGCAAAGGATGAACTTAAGAAGATAGACAACATTCATTGTCTAGAACAACCCCTGTATAGTCTTGGGCTTGGTGTTGCTGGAACAGTAGACTGTATTGCAGAATATAATGGTGAACTTGCCATTATTGACTTCAAAACCAGCAAAAAAGAGAAACCTAGAGAATGGATTGACCATTACTTTGTACAATGTGCAGCATATGCTTGCATGTTATACGAACTTACTGGTATAATGGTAAAGAAATTTGTGATTATCATGTCATGCGAGAATGGAGATTGTGTAGTCTATGAAGAATACGACAAGAAAAAATACGCTAACCTACTGGTCAACTATCTCAGACGGTATCGGGAACATCATGAACAATGAACTAAGAGAAGAACTTAGTAGAAAATTTTTAACAGCAGAAAAGTTTGCTCAAGAAATTGAATCTATTGTTCTAAAGGAAAAAATCAATTACATTGATGCTATCGTATTGTTTTGCGATAATAATAATATTGAGGTAGAGTCTGTTTCAAAACTGGTGACAAAACCATTGAAAGAAAAACTGAAATGGGATGCAATTCGTCTTAATTATATTAAGAAAACATCCAAGGCTCGGCTACCTATCTAAATATTACGGGATTTTGTATCAGTATGGGAAAATTTATGGACTCGCCAATTGTGCGAGAACAATTGGATAAAATAGATTCGCTCCAACGAGAAATTTTTTCTGAAATTTCCGGCAATCTTTATCCTACGCCGGAGCAAAAAGTAGAACATTTGGAAAAACTAGAAGAACTTCTAGAATTGCAACAGTCCATGTATATTCGCATGAGTCTGAGCGATGATCCAGATGCGGAGGAAAGAAAAGAGGCCATCCAAGAATTCATCTCCATGATGGGTTGGGATGGTATGGATGTAAACTCTGTTTTCAGTGAGATGCGAGAAGAACTTCAAAACATCAGGGATCAGATGCTTGACGAGTGATCCCAAATCCCTTATAATAGTCAAGCAACACACAAGTAAACCCACAGGCCAAACACAATGTCTTTCAAAGATCTTAAAAAGCAATCTAGTCTCGGCAATCTGACTGAAAAACTGATTCAGGCAGTAGAGAAATCAGAATCAAACAAAGATGAGCGATTCTGGAAACCTGTAGTAGACAAAGCAGGTAATGGTTATGCAGTCATTCGTTTCCTCCCCGCTCCTGATGGAGAGGACATGCCTTTTGTAAAACTGTTCACTCACTATTTCAAGGGTGACGGTGGCACTTACTTTGAGAACTGTCTCACCACCATCGGTCAGAAAGATCCAGTTGCCGATGCAAACCGTGCTCTAGTGAATCAGCATGGCGGAGACTATCGCTCTGTTCCTCAGCACGTCAAAGACGTTGTGAGTGATCGTAAGCGTAAGAAGTCTTACTACAGCAACATCTATGTTGTTAAGGATTCTGCTAATCCTGAGAATGAAGGTAAGGTCTTCCTCTACAAGTATGGCGAGAAGATCCATGAGAAGATCATGGCTGCCATGCAACCCAAGTATGAGGATGAGACTCCCATCAATGCCTTTGATCTCTGGACTGGTGCCAACTTCAAGATCAAGATCAAGAAAGTTGGTGGATACTGGAACTACGATGACTCTTCCTTTGCCAATCCTGCATCTCTTCTAGATGACGATGATGCAATGGAAGGAATCTGGAACCAATGCCATTCTCTTGCAGAAATCATTGCTGCTGATAAGTTCAAGTCTTACGAAGAACTAACTCAGCGCATGAATACTGTACTCAACACCGCACCTCCTGCTCCTAAGATGGATCCCGAGGTTGAGGATGAAGAGGACAACTGGCAGAAAGAGGTTGCTTCAGTAGCTGCCGCAGGGCCTGCGTCAACCACATTTGATGACGATGACATTCATCCAGATCTGCAGAAGTTCCAAGAAATGCTTGGTGATTTCTAATCTAGAATTCTAACGTTATCTGACCTAATGAGGCTGCGATCGATAAACTGAGACGACTTATCATAAAATAGTTGTTCTCTTATATCGTTCACAGCCTCTTCAACGTAAATAGGTCTCAACATTTGAATTAATCTCCTATCATCATTCTTTATTCTTTCTAACTCGTAGTTTGTGACTGATCTTACTGGATTCAAAGTAGTAAGATTCTCTGGATCTGTAATTGTAAAGTCACTATCAACTACAACTCCAGCAGGATATATTAAACGTTTCTGACTGTCACGGACTTCGATAGTTTCATAACGAGCTGGCGCTGTTATGTTTTCGAGTCCGTATTTTTCTACGCAAAAATCATAGAGTTCTTGGTCAGTCATTGGCCATTGATCCCTAATACTGACCACACCAGCACAAATAAGAACTAACCAATCTAGATTAGGATCCCCATAGACTTTCTCTGCAACTATATCGGGCCTATCGTCATTTTGAATTTCATAAGAGTTAAACAGAGCGAGATTTTGTATTAGATCATCTCTAAGTTTGACTCTTCTAAAAATATTTTTTACTTTCAGATATGAATTATTAGATACCCTATCTGGTAAAGGATTAGGATATTCTACATTTGGCAATAGTTCAAAATAAGACATCAGTATCCAACTCCTTTAATATCTGTTGTATAATCATCCTGATAAATTGGTGCAATCTCTTGGAATGTGAGTTGAACGTTAGTTAAAACTGGAGATCCATCCCAGTATGTTGCATATGTTCCAGAACCAGTGTAGTTCGCTGACATATTTACAAGTGCCATTGGTTTCATGTTAAACAGATACTCATGATCTGTTCCACCTTTTCCTTTGAAAGACAGTTGAAATATATCTGGAGTTTGTAGGAATGCACCACTATCTCCTCTTCTTGGAGCCATACTTTGCTTTAGTTGCCTGATAATTTGTTTTATCACTCCACTTTCTTTATCAGTCCTTGGACTAAATTGAAAATTAAATGAAAACTTTCTTAAGTTAGGACCACGGAAAAGTGATTCCATATTTGGATTTAAAACTTTTCCGGTTCTTCTTCCAATAACATCTTCTAAAGTAACCTGTGGACCAAAACTACTCACAATTGATGCTGCAATTGCACTGGTCAAAGCACCTCCTTCTGATTGAAGATCAACCGCCGCGTTCCCTAAACCTTGAATAGCTTCGCCAACTTTGTCTAGAGCATTTCCAAAATCAGAACCCATAATTCCTTCAAGACCTTGGATTCCTTCGGCCTGCAATACATTTAAAGAAGAATCTCCCCAAGATACTCCGTTAGAGTCTATTAGATTACTGGGGATTGGAAGTAATATACTTGTGACAAAATCATTTGCTTTTGTTCCTGTACGTTTAATTTTTCTTTGAACTTGCTGATTTACTAAAAAATCACCTTCACTTCTGTTATATCGATAAATTTCCATGAAAAGGAAATCGCTTTCATTATCGATATTAGCAAGAGGATATCTTAAATTGGCAATTGGGATGTTTTCAGCCACACTTATACAGCAAACCTTTTATATATTTAGGCGATACTTTTGATACTGTAATGTTCTAAGATCTGATAGTTCACTTCTATCAAACAAATAGACTTCTCCAATAAATTCATCCCAACTATAATTACGAAATTCATTCCAGTGATAGTTGATTCCTCTAATTCCCCACTCATCTACCAAAGTGACTGCAACTAGAGGATGCTCATCGTATTGTACGAAGAAAGTCTTTGGTTGATATATGAATGTGCAAAAGTTTCCAACCTCCAACTCATTTGGTTCTGCCTGAGGAAGTACCTCCATGATTTTTAACATCAAATCATCTGGAGTCTCAGTGCCAATGAGATCGTCAATAATTGGTTGAATTCTGCTCATACTCCGAGGTCATCTTCTGTTAGAATTTTGAATGTCCATTTTCGATCTTCACAAAAGTCTTGGGCTGCTTTCCATTTTGCCTGATTCTTTACATATTCTGTAACTTCACGAATATATGATTTTGTTTTTTTCTGTTGAATTTTAGGTTCTTTACACTGTCTTTTTGGTTTAATTTCAATTACATATTTTCTAATCTTTCCATCTTTATCGAGTCTTTTAATGTAAAAGTCTGGAAAATATCTATGTGGTTTATTATCAACTGGTGAACGATATGGAATCCAAAACTCTTCACTTCCCCACTCTAGAATATGTTCACTGGTGTCACAATAGACCATAAACTTTCTTTCCCAAAGTGAACGATAAATAATGTTAGTTGGGTCTCCTCTGTATTTTTTACAGTTTGTGGGACTATATTTTCCTTTATATGACATTTACAAAAATTTTCACTACAGGTATTTAGAGTGACAAAGCTAACAACCATATCTGATCTTAAAGGCACACTAATGGATGTTGCCTTGTCCTCTCATTACTTGGTTAATTTCACTGGTTTCAGGGGAGGATTAGAAACTGCATTGAATTCTAGGGGAATTTCATCCGAAGATATTGCAAAAATTGGACTGTTGTGCTATGATGCATCTCTACCTGGTTCTGCTTTAGCAACAACAAATATTGAGGGCAATTTTACTGGTGTTCAGCAACAATATGCTCACACTAGACAGTTTCCCAATATTGATATGGGATTTTATTGTGATAGTGAATATAAAGTTCTCATGTTTTTTGAGACTTGGATGGAGTATATATCTGGAGGAGGATCTACACAGGCTCCCAATAATCCTGGATATTTTTACAGAATGAGATATCCAGAAGGAGATAATGGGTATAAAATTTATCCAACTATTGCAAAATTCGATAGAAATTATACGAACGGAATTCAATATAATTTTGTAAGACTATTTCCAAAACAAGTATCTGCAACTCCAGTATCATATGAACAGTCCCAATTGCTGCGTGTAAATGTATCTTTTAACTATGAAAGATACTTTGCAACATCGACAACGGGTCTAAGTGCGTATAAAACTTCATCTTCTAGTAATAACGGTTCTAGTCCAGACTACTTTGGGAGTCTAGATGAAGAAACACGAAAACGTCTTCTAAAACTTACCAATTTTGACCAATCATTCACACTTGATAATATAGGTTATCCTGAAGACTTAAAAGAAGTTTTTACAAACGGAATTCCATGGGACAAAAATATTTTCAATCAATCAGCGTATAATGTCAATTTTGATGCTTCTATAGGGTTAGGTAGGGGTGTCAAAGGAGATGTAAGTAATGGTGGAACGCCTGAGACACAGGGCAATCAAGCGCAGAGCGGAACTACGGCCGACCGTCCAGCCACTGGCACTGATAATATCCGGCCGGAACGGCTCTTCTAAATATTTGCATCTGAATTTATTGGGTTATTATGCCTTTACCAAAGTCCACGACTCCAGTCTATGAATTGGAATTGCCCTCAAGTAAAAAGAAAATTAAATATCGTCCATTTTTAGTAAAAGAAGAGAAGGTTCTTATTTTAGCTCTTGAAAGCAACGATATTAAACAAATCACGGAAGCTCTAAAGAACGTTTTAACCGCATGTATTATAAGCAAAGATTTTAATATCGAAAGTTTATCTACTTTTGATATCGAGTATCTATTTTTGAATGTTCGTGGAAAGTCTGTGGGTGAAGTTATTGAAGTAACTGTCACTTGTCCTGATGATGGAGAAACTAAGGTTGATCTCAAGATTAATATTGATGATATTAAAGTGAAAGAATCCGAAGATCATAGTAGAGACATTGATCTAGGAGGAGGTCTAAAACTTAGAATGAAATATCCCTCTCTCAAGCAGTTTGTTGAGAGTAATTTCACAGGAGAAGATCTGGGAATTGATGAAGGATTTTCTATGATTGGTCAGTGTATTGAGCAAGTTTATAATGAAGAAGAATCATGGGCAGCCTCTGATTGTACGAAAGAAGAACTAGAAGAATTCGTTGGTGATCTAACATCATCACAGTTTCAATTGGTCGAGAAGTTTTTCTCAACGATGCCAAAGTTATCTCATACAATTAAGGTAACTAATCCTAAAACAAAGAAGAAAAGTGAGCATGTTCTGGAAGGTCTAGCAAGTTTTTTCGCATAGCCCTAGCGCATGAGTCGTTGGGGAGCTATTATCAAACTAATTTCGCTTTAATGCAGCACCATAAATATAGCTTGACAGAGTTAGAAGAAATGATGCCGTGGGAAAGAGAAGTTTATGTTTCTCTTTTAGTTAATTTCTTAGAACAGGAAGAACTCAAGTATAAGCAGAAACATGGTATCTAAAAGTCCAGCACGACCCAGTTTTAATTTTGGTAGTTTTTTCCAAGAGAAAAAACGGTCGGCTGGCTTTGCGTCTCCAATTAATTCCACAACTATTCCTGTTAAACCAAAGGGAAGCTTTGCAGACTCTTTCAGGAAGATAACTCAAAGTGTTCCGACTGCTAATAATGAGATTGTAAATGATCAATTAAAAGAAGTCAATAATAATCTTCGTGATGTTTCTGCGAATATCACCAAAATTTATACTGTATTAATAAAAGATCAAAAGAATAAGAGCAAACAATATAAAAAACAACAAAAAGATGCTCGTATATTACAAGAGAAGAAAAAATCTTCGGCATCAGAGAAACTTTTAGAAGGTGGTGGTTTATTAAAGAAAGCACTGAAAGCACCATTCCAGGCTGTGAATAATGCCTTGGGAAATCCCTTCGAGAAAATCAAAAATGCTCTATTTTTGCTAGGAATTGGATGGTTAACTGACAAGTTTGTCAAGTATTTCAAAGCAGAACGAGAAGGTGATTTTGATAAACTAGAAGAATTAAAGGGAGAAATAACGGCAGGTCTTGCAGTTATGGGATCATCCCTTGCTCTGGCATCTGGAGGTCTCGGCGCAATTATTTTTGGTTTGGGAGTATTTGGCAAAAAACTTGCAAAGTGGTTAGTTTGGAAACCTTTTAAATGGTTAGTGTTAAAACCACTTCAAGCTATTGGTAGGCGTATACTACAAAGATTTGGTGTCTTACGACGCCCAGTAACTCCACCCGGCCCAGGGGGAAATCTACCTGCAAGTAGAAATCCTAGAGGCCTTAATAGAGGAGTAACTCAAAGTGGTCAGTTCCGTAATCCTCTTAGAACGAAACCGAATGTTACCCAAGGTAGAGGTGGAAATACTTTCCGGCAAAGATTTCAAAGATTTGGACAAGGATTTACTAGGACTGGGAGAGGAGTTTCGACAGGAACACCTGGGGTGGGTCGATCAGGTGGACCGGGTATGGGTGGTGGCGCAGGCTACGCCATGTTGGCCTTGATGACGGCGGAACTTTTAGAACCAGTTGTTCTTGATCAAATTGCAATTGCAAAGTTCTCTAATTTGAGTGACCTTGAAGTATTGCAAAAAATAGAAAATCTTACTATCCAACTTGATAGAACTGCAAAAGAAGACGAAAAACGACAGGCTGAATTAAAAGCGGCCGGAGGTTATTACGATCCTGTAAATAAACGATATTATAAAAATTATGGAGAATACCTGACGAAAGGACTGTTTGGTGCATTTTTACCCGACGATGAAGAACTTAAAACTAAGAATCGACTTACAAATTTAAATGCATTATTTCAAGTTGGTCAGACGAAAGGATTGCTCAAAAAAGTAACAGTAAACAATGAGGATACATTTCAACTTACGGAAAAAGGAGGGAATGTTGAAACTCCAGCACCAAAAAGTGCTCAGCAGCAACTTCTTGAACTTTCAGAAGCCCACAAAGAGGTACGAAGTACCCCTTCTGGTGCTGGGAAGAATGTAAGATTCCCAGGTGTGGGAACCGTAGTAGCTGGAAGAAACATGTTTGGATTTCCTGAGGATAAATATTTCGATGTTTCTGGAAATCCAATAACTAAAAATGACTTCCACGGGATCTATAGATCCCGTCGGCGTCGCCTCCAGAAAGAAGCGGAAGAAGAGAAGAGAAATCAAGAGCAGACTCAGCAACCAGTTGAACCTACAACTCCAATTTCTCCTCCCAGAGGAGGAGGAGATGCAGATGATAACACAAGTTCTCCTGCAGATATTGCTCGGCGGCAACAAGTACCAGTTACTCCCACGACTCCAGTGATGCCTGCTCATGGTGATACTCCTACAATTCCTTATGATCAGGAAAATCTTGATATGTATACTCAGGATCAACTTGACGCTATGACTCCTAGTGTATTTCCTGACTCAGCCTATGCAGGCCTTGATGGTTCGTTGGACGGAAGAGAAACATCCAATACAAGGAATGTTGCATTAAATGCAGAATATGAGGGGCAACAGGTAACGGTTGATGTAAGTACAATGCAGATACCACAACCAATACAACCACCCACTCCTAGTGGTGGAAGTACGGTTCCTAATTTGAAAACTTATGATACTTCAAATCCTTATAGAATGCTTTCGAGATCGATCTATAATGTTCTGTTCTAAAAATGACTCTTAATACTCAGAAGTTTTTACCAAGATCCAAACCGAGTGATTCGATTAGCAATAGCTTGGCCAATGTCATTGAGTCTACAGTTTTAGTAAAGCAATCTACAGCAAAATTATATAAATTTTATTTTGATAAAAAAAAGCGAGAAGAACAGTTAGTAAAAAAACAAAAAAGAGATAAAATAATTGCTAGAGATAAGCAAAGAAAATTTGATCGAGAGACAAAATTAGAATCAAAAACAGAATTATTTAAGAAGAACCCGAAAGGTGTGAGTGGCAAAGCAGGTGTTATGGGCAATATTCTTGATGCCTTGGTGATGATTGGTATTGGATGGTTGATTAAATTTATCCCTTCTTTTATCAAAAAGGTAAAGATTTTCTTCTCTGGAATACAGAAGATCTTTGCATCTATCAAAAGACTTGTTATGCAAATGGGAACAGTATTTAATAGTATGACAGCTGTTGTGACTCAAACTATAGAGAACTGGAAAAGACTTGATTTTTGGGATAGTGAAGGAAAGATACAAGAAAAAATTGATGAAATGAATAAAAGTTTTGATGATTTGAATAAGCAATGGGATGAGATGACGGCTGAGGTAAAGAAACTTGCTGAGGATCTTGCATCTGAGGATCCTGATGATCCAACAGCAGGTGGTTCTTTGTTAAATGTAACTGGATCTGCTCCAGTTGAAGATATAGAACAAGATGTTGAGTTTCAGGAGGCAGTGAGGAAACTAGCAGCGAGAGCAAAAGTAAATCCATCCGAATTGATGTCTTTATATAATGCAGAGTCTAGATTAGACCCCAGCATAGTCAATCCAGAGAATGATGCTGCAACTGGATTATTCCAACTAATGTTTGGTGGATCATTTGGGGATGTTAGATATGGATATACTCAAGAACAATTTAGAAGATTGTCTAGGGCAGATCAAGTAGCGATTCATGAAAAATATTTACAAGACGCTGGATTCTTTAGAACTGCAGGTGGGATGGGAAATCTTGCACTGGCTAACATACGACCAGCAGATCTTGGTAAACTGAATATGAATTCAGCATTATATTCATCACCCAGCGCCGCATATGTGGAAAATAAAAATATTGATTTGATCTATGGCAATAAAGATGGAAGTATCTCATTGGAAGAGTATATAAACTTTATAAAACTTACAGGTGGTGAAGAACAACTTAGACGATTCAATACTGGCACATCAGAAACCACACAGAGGCAAACTACACGGAGGCAAACTACACAGAGACCTGTACGGAGAAGAACTCCAATTGCTGGAACAGGTTTAATACCAGTAAGAATGGGAGAACCTGGATTTATTCAAGGTGGATCTAGTGATTCGTCTGAAACAGAATATGGGACACATTTTCATATTGATGGCCCAAGAAATCCGTCTGCGTCACAACTGGCAGAAATTAGGGACGTTGCTTTCCGTGCAGTTAAGGCAATGTTTGCCAGAGGATCATGGGTACATTTTGGAAGTATTGGAAGAGATGCTAGGAGAGGTATATCAGATCAAGATCTCAAATCTTTAATTGCAGCAGAGCAGCAAGCTCATGGAAGAAGAAGTAGTGCTGCTGTTGATATTCAAGAACATCACCCAACAGCTCCTCAAACTTTCCCATCTCAGGTTGGATCAAAAACAACATTCCCATTTGCCGTAAGGCAGTGGCGTTGGAGATCTGGATATGGTCGAGAAGCAGTTATTATTGGTACAAATAATATAACTGTATCTCATGGAGCTCCAGGATCTCAAGCTAGTTTGGTATCTCAAGATAGTGTTGCAGCTAGATCAAGACAAAGACCTCAGATAAGAAGAACAGTTCAAGATAGACGAGGAAGAAACGCAGTTGTCATTGGAACTCCGAGAATGGAATCTCCAGCACCAGCACCGGGAAGTACCATGTATAGGGTACAAAGAGATGATACTGCAAGTGTGTTAAATAGTATATCAAGGGTTATCCTAGCTTATACATAGATGTCTGCATCTGAGAAGTCAAATTTAAAAACATTTACATTATTTGCTGCCGATACATCTGGAAGGCAAGTAAATATTATTGAAGGTGTATCTGGGTTTTATTATTATGAGGATATATTTTCACCAACAGTTACTGCAAGTGTTACTTTTTTAGACACCGGTAACGTATTTCTTGATGGAAAAAGAACTAACGTAGCTACAGGACTACCACTCAGAACAAACGAGACTTGTGAAATTGAAATTATAAATCCAGCAAAACAAACCCTGAAATTAAATCCTGGTAATATGTTTGTGAGTCGTATCTCCAGCTCACAAAGAGATCAGCAGAAACAAGTTATTACTCTAAACATGATTTCTGGAGAAGCATTTACAAATGAATTTTCTAGAGTGGGGAGAAGATTACCTCCAGTAGGAACACATATCAATGTGGAAAGTATAGTGAGGCAAGAACTGCAGAGTGATAAAAGAGTAATTACAGATACTACGCCCACACAAATGGCATGGCAGGGTAATCAGAAAAAACCTTTTACTGTGATTATGAGTCTTGCCGCTAGAACAGTAGCATCCGAAGGACAATCTTCTGGATTTCTATTCTATGAAACTTCCGAGGGTTTTAATTACAGATCGATTGATTCTTTATCGGCTCAGGAACCAGTCCAAGAATACATATACACTAATGTAAATGATTCGGATCAATTAAATCAAGTGAATGCGACTAAGATTCACGCCTTTAATATGGAAAAAATATATGATACCTTTGAGGCACTTCAACTTGGAGTGTATTCTTCGATTTCATATGTGTTTGATCCACTGAGAACTACAATTACACGATCTAATAATGTCATCACTTCTGGAAACTTGGATAAAAAGATCGCTAAATTGGGAAAAGATTCAATATCTCCTGAAGGCACTTTAGCTACAAGTCCCTCTCGTATATTTGTTGGTGTTAGGGATATTGGAGCTTTAAATCGAACGGAGTTAAAAGAAGTTAATATTGAACCAGATGATTATATGGCAATATCTCCTCTTCGATATAATATTTTGCTAAGACACGTTATAAATATTGTAGTATCTAGCAACTTCAATCTAACTGCTGGAAAATGTATTATTTGCAATTTTCCAGAACTTGACAAAAACAAAAAGGACGATAAATTAAGTGGTAAGTATTTGATTAAGGAATTGTGTCATTTCATTAGTCCAATGAATCAATCGCTTACTTATTTAAAACTCGTAAGAGACACCTACAACGAAAAGTAAAATGGAAAGCATCGAAAAGCACATTGAGAAGGATAGAGAGATTCTTCACGATCCCACTATTTCTCCTCAACAACGTCGGCATATTGAGGGAGAATTGCATGAACTAGAAGAATACGCAGAGAATCATAAAGCAGATATTGAAGCAGGAGATCATCATGATCCTACACCACTTGAGTTATATTGTGACGCAAATCCAGAAGCAGATGAATGTAGGATTTATGAAGACTAATGATTGATCAAGCAATATTAAAGAGTAGCTTCATTGGTAGAGATGGATATAGGTGGTGGTTAGGACAAGTTCCTCCAAATTCAACTCCATCGCAAGATACTTGGGGAGAAAGAGTTCCTGTAAGGATACTTGGCTATCATCCCGAAGATGGATCCATATTGCCTGATGATCAATTACCACTTGCATTGATTTCAAAACCAACAACTGCTGGAGCTGGAAATAGAGCTAGTAGTGCCATTGAGGGTGGAGAATTTGTAATTGGTTTCTTTCTTGACGGTGATGATGGGCAGCAACCTATAATTACTGGAGTTATCGACAAAAGTGTATCTCGATCAGAGATATCATCAACAGATGCAAATAACAGAAAATCTACTGGATTTTTCTCTACAAATTATTATTCACAAAACAATATTCCAGCATGGAGAGTTTCTGCGGCACAGAAAAATCCAGATCCAGAACCAGTATCTGAGACACTCCAAACAGTTGCCGGTGGTGGTGATGGTAATAATCAGGGAAGGGTGACTGAAAGCTCTGGCAAAGATAATTCATCCAATGAAAGAGGAGATGATGGTGGAGCACCAGTTCCTAGTAATTCAGATTCAGAAGAAAGAGATAAACTAGATGAACCTATTATTGGACCGAACAATTGTGGAAAAAGTGACGTAGCTAGGGTTAGAATAGCTCTAGCAAAAATTGTCTCTATTATTAAAGGAGTAAAGAAATACTATCAGTTTTATGTTGTTGGAACTCTGAATAAAATTACTGATGTAATTGGTCAGATTCGTAATGCTATTAGGGATATAGCTGCTGTTGCAAGAACTTTAGTTCAGAGAGCTAGAAATTATATTCTTAGAAAAATTAAGGCAGGTATTAAGGATATTTTTGAAATCTTTTTTGGAGATGAATTAAAAGATTTAAAAGATGGAATTCTTGCGGTAATTCTGGATCAAATATTTTGTATTTTCCAGCAAGTAATTGAAGATCTTCCATCTTTAATTGGAGATTTTATTGCTGGAATTATTGGAGAACTTGCAAGTGCTCCGGTCTGCGCTGCGGAACAATTTTTAAATGCATTACTAAACAATATCGCATCAAAACTTGATGAATTACTTAAGGGAGCATTAGATGCTCTCGGCACTGCATTTGGAGAAATTGCAAAAATTAGTGGAGAGATTTTTGGTGCTGTTGATGCGATATTGGGATTACTTGGATTCTTATGTCTAGAGAAAAAGTGTATCGAGATCGTACAATTTAATGCTAGTCCTTGGGCTGGTCCGACCAAAGCTCTGAGAGATGATTATAAGGATTTTTTGAACGATTTTGATTTGCCTCCAAATCTTAGAACTACTGCATCTAATTGGTTAGATAAGGTAGGATTCAAGAAAGGAGCTGATCTTGGATGTAATAAGGAACCAGAACAATGTGGTCCGCCAGAAGTTAATATTTTTGCTGGTATTCCAGTGGTTGAGGCACGATACAGTGCTGTAGTTAATCAATACGGACAAGTTGTTGGTGCTGTTGGATTGGATCGTGGCAAAGGATATAAAAGTACCCCATTTGTAACTTTTGATGATAGGTGTGGACGTGGTTATGGAGCTGCTGGTTATTGCGTTGTTAATCCTGATGATGGTGGAATTGATAGGATTGTAATAACTCATCCTGGTTATGGTTATCTACCAGTACCAGATGGATCAAACTCTTTCAGCCCAGTAATAACAGATCCTGGAAATCCGATTGGAGATCCCGGAATCACCACTGCAATTTATATTGGTAATGATGGAGAGGTAATCACTTATCCAAGCTCTCCAATTGTTGGTCCAAATCCAGAACAATCATTTGATCCTGATAGTCCTCCAACTGGAGGTTATGAATATGTTCCTCCTGGAGGAAATGTTGGTGTGGAACCAGGCGGTGATTGGCCTTTTGATCCTGATAATCCAGTTGATGTAGTATATCCAGCACCATCTCCTGGCTCTGACAATCCTGGATTTATTACAACATCAGTTGTTGGTTGTTTAGAGTCTATTACAGTTTTGGATACTGGATTTGGATATTCTTCGGATGATGAACTTGTAACCATTCCAGAAATTCCTGGACTAGAACTTAAAGGATTGTTTACAGAGTTTGGTCAAATAGTTGGCGTCGAGATAACTGGTAGGGTTTGTGGATTTATTGGTATTCCAGAGATTAGAATAAATAGTGAGACTGGTGCTGGAGCACAACTTCGCGCTCAACTCACTTTCATTATCTTGGATGATTATTTAAATGAATCGAGTGATGTGATCCTTGATCAGAATGATAATAAAGTTCTAGGTGGCCCACTCGAAATTATTAAATGCGTTATATAAATGGCAAATCAATCAAGAACTCGTAGAATTGCTGATACTGAACATGTTACTATGTTCGGTGGTTCTGGTCGCCAAGATTTAGATACTGGAAGATCGTTTACGATATGGGTGAATAAAGTTAGAAACTTTATGACTCACTGGAGTAACGGAGCATATACTCAAAAAATTTCTGGAGCATCAATTGAAAAAGTTCATACGGATCCAGAAAGTGTTAAGGAGGAAATGGTTGGCAAATTGATCCATGCTGCAAATGGTGATATTGTTTTAATTGCGGAAGGAAATTTTAAGGTAAAGGCGAAGAATATTTTACTTGAAGCCAGTGACATTTCGCCTGGAGGTAATGTTGATATTATTGGTAATGGATTTGTCACAATTAAAACTGATGAGGAGATTAGAATTCACGGTGGCAACACTATTATCGCAGGAGAAAATAAATTAGTTCTTGATGGTAATGGTTTCTTATATCTCATTGGAGATGTAAAAAATTCTGGCCACCCATCAGTTATTGGTTCAATTAAAAATCTCGTTAGTGGAAATTGGATGCAAACACTCACTGACGTTGCCACTGCTATTAGAACAGGTTCAGGTAGTTTACTCTAATGTCATTATCAAACGAAGCAATTAACACAAAAAAATTAAATGTAGGTAATGTATCTGGAGATATTCTCTCTGGAATTACTTTGGGGAAGGTTCTCCCTGGACTATTTACAACTTCTGGACCAGCATACTTCGGACTATGCCCTGGTCTTGGAATTGATCGCGCCACTGTAAGTATCGGAACCAAAGTTACTGGCCCGATCGCACCAATTCCTTTACCCGGAGTTTGCGGATTAGAGATTACGGCAGCTCCTTGTGCTCTGATTTCAAATGGTATCAACTTTCTAAATGGTGCCACAACTATTACTGGAGTGTCATTAACTATTGGAGCAGATGCTTCTGCCGGTGTAACAGCAGTTGCTGGCGCTCAAGCAGAAGCAGGGCCTAAGGCAAATGCTTCTGCACAAGCAACTGCCGGAACAACCACAGCTTCAACCACTGTTGCAGGTTTAGGAGTTTTTGCTTCAGTTGCCGCACCATTCAAAACATTTAATATTGCACATCCACTTAAAGAAAATTACAGATTAGTATATGCTGCCTTAGAAGGTCCAGAAATGGGCGTATATTTTCGTGGAAAAACTACGGAAAAAGTAATTGAATTGCCATATTATTGGACAGGATTAGTTCATGAAGAATCGATTACAGTACAGTTAACTCCGATTGGAAAGGCATGTAGTACATTACATGTCAAAAAAATTGAGGACAATAAAGTATATGTTGGCCATCAGGCAACAACTTTAGAGTATTATTACATTATTCATGCAGAAAGAAAAGATACTAAACCACTGGTGGTTGAGTATGAAGGAACTAGTGTAGAAGATTATAGAAAGTCATCTACAAAAATTCTTGCAAATGGTGACTATGCTAACGATAAATATGTAAGAAGACCAGATCCACTGCCTTGACATGCCAATTTCAACATTTCCTATTGATTTTGTAGATAATATCGAGGACATTATCTCACCAGTTGGTGGAAGTTATCAGAAGAATGCAAGCCTAAAAGACTATTATATTGGAAAATCTGAGGGTTATGAAAGAGATATTGAATTTCTTCAAGATCAGATCAAAAATATTGATCCTATACAAAAAGAATTAGTAGTTAGAGCAGCTCCGACAGACAGACAAATGGCAGAGTCTGTAGTTGCATACAATCAATACATTAATATAATTAAGTCCGCATCAGATGATGGTATTTCTTGTGGATGTAGTTTTGTTGGTGTTACGACTGTTAGCATTGGAACAACACAATTTGTGAACTATGATGTCTGTCAAGCCGATAAAAAGAATTTAAACAGTGGAACATATGGTGGAACTGAACCATTAAAAGACGTTGGGAGTATAAACATTGTAAGTGCAGCAAGTCCCACAACCATTCAGTCTGGAAATCTAGGAGACGGACAGGATACATTTATTGCAGATGGAGATCAAGTTGAATACTATCGTTTACAAAATGTAGAACCACTAATTTCTTGTGGAAACTGTATCAATCTGTACAATCAACAGACACAAGCTCTTGCAGATTTAGCTACTGAAGGAAGTAATCCAATAAGATCTTCTGCTAAATCGAGATCCGATGCAATTAAAGCAGAAAGAGAAGAGTTGTTGAAGGAGAGATGGACTCTCACCTTTGGAAAGAAGGAAACAGAGACTCGTTTGGCACAAGTAAGAACGTTCCAGCAAGGGGCTTGACACGGGGGCCCGGTGGTGCTATACTAGGCCTGTAATCAACCAAGACTATGAACACCAACGAAACTCTTCTGGGCGTTGTGGCAGACATTTGTACTCTCAGTTTTCTTTTGGTCGGTGAAGAAGGATCCGAAAGGGCTCTAGAGTGTGAAAACGGAGAACAATTTCAACGAGTTCTAAATTATTGTTATGCCTGCGGTGCAGATGTTGAATGGGCGGAGATTGCTCTCACAACTGATTGGTGAGTTTGATGGTTCTGTTGCTTATTGGTTAAAGCCCATGCCTTATAAGCGTGTGAACCGAGTTCAATTCTCGGCAGAACCATTTGCTTCCTTAGCAATCTGGTGAATGCAGCGAACTCATAATTCGCCTAAGGAGAGTTCGATCCTCTCAGGAAGCATAAGGAACTTGAGACGTTCCAACCAAAGGTGCCCAGCGGTTCGGATATACCGAAACCCTGTAGTTGGGAATCAGCCCCCTTTGGATGTTCAGGGTGGACCCCTGTCCTACTCCATTACAAACTATCAGAATGTTGGGTTTAATTGCCCCATAGCAAGCATTCGGATAAGTGTAATGCCTTGCGAGTATGGCGGAATCGGTAGACGCACCAGACTTAAAATCTGTTGACCATTACGGTCGTGGGAGTTCAAGTCTCCCTACTCGCATCCAATGAGTGGCTTTATAGATAAGACTTGCTAAATACAACATAAAGCAAGTCTGCCATCTTATATCCATGCCTCTTAGTAAGCTACAGAATTTTATCAAGAACACTGAGGGTAAGATTCTTTACGTTAACCCTAACGATATTGGCGCAACCGATAGCATTGATAACCAGGGTAATTCATTATCTCAACCCTTTAAGACTATTCAGAGGGCTTTAATAGAATCAGCTCGTTTCTCTTATGTAAGGGGAAACGATAATGATCTATTTGATAGAACTACTATTCTGTTGTTTCCTGGAGAACACTTAATTGATAACCGTCCTGGTTTCAAAATTAAGGATAGTTTGGGAATTGCAAGAGCCATTTCTCCTTCGGGTGTAGAGACTTTAGCACAATCTACTCTCACTCTATCTTTAGAATCTGTCTTCGATTTGGATGTCGAAGACAATATGCTGTACAAGTTTAACAGCGTAAATGGTGGATGTATTCTTCCAAGAGGCACATCAATTGTTGGTCTAGATTTAAGAAAGACAAAGATTCGGCCGCTATATGTTCCCAACCCAACTGACCCTGATGTACCCAAGTCAGCTCTGATTCGTTTAACTGGTACTTGTTACTTTAGAGACTTTACTCTCTTTGACGGTCCACAAGAAAGAAGAGTATATACTGACAACCAAGACTTCTCTGCAACAAATCAATCAGTTCCTACATTCTCTCACCATAAACTTACTGGATTTGAGTTTGCTGATGGAATAACTGTAGTACAAGAAACAGGTCTATCTGACCTTGACATGTACTATAGTAAACTATCTAATGCTTTTAATGAATCTTCGGGTAGAAATATTGACCAGAAATTCCCTGGACAATCACAAGGATTCTCTAAATCTAGAATTGAATATGAAATTGTAGGTGCATTTGCTTCTGACCCAGTTAAAATTGAAAGCATTATTTCTGGTGATGGTGCTGTAGCAACTCAGTTAGTTACTGTCAGAACACAAGGTCCACACGGGCTTACTGTAGGTACTCCTGTAAAGATTCGCGGAGCATCTCCCAGCGATTACAACATCTCCACATTTGTAAGATCAGTACCTGCGACTGATCAGTTTACATATCTGTTACCATTTGTAAGCCCAACCCTAGTTGCCACTGCAATCGTCTCTGGCGCAAATGTAACTATCGAGACTGATACAGTTACTGGTGCATCTCCATACGTTTTCAACTGCTCTCTGAGAAGCGTATATGGAATGAATGGTATGCTTGCCGATGGTAAAAAATCCACCGGTTTCCGTTCAATGGTTGTTGCACAGTACACTGCTGTATCTCTACAAAAGGATGACCGTGCATTTGTTAAATATAACCCTGTATCTAGAACTTATGATGGTATTCCCATTGCCAAAGTAACAGGTGCTGAACTTTCTTCTGGATCAAGTTCTACAAATACGAATACGGTTTATCACTTAGATAGCACAGCAATTTATAGAACTGGATGGGAAACTGCTCATATTAAAATGAGTAATGATTCCATCATTCAGGTGGTGTCTGTGTTCGCTATTGGTTTCAATGCTCACTTCTTATGTGAGACTGGTGGTGACGCATCTATTACCAACTCCAACTCAAACTTTGGTCAGATTGCACTTATCTCTAGTGGATTTAAAGCTGAGGCATTTGCAAAAGATGATCAAGGATATGTAACTTCTATTATTGCTCCACAAGAGATCGATAGATCTGTTAGTAGAAAGATTGACCTTGTAACTCTTGATGTTGGCTTGACAACGGCCGTTGGTGTTTCTAGTCATCTATATCTCTTTGGGTTCAAAGATGCTGATAATCCACCACAAAATATTGTTCAGGGTTATAGAATTGGTGCTAAACAAAATGACCAATTATTTGTTGATCTTAGCAATGTCGGTGATAGATCCAATACCACAACATATCAAGCAAGTATTTTAATTAGTGATGCTTTAGTATCTACATCCAGCACAGTTGCTACGGGAACAGGGTCTAAGGAAAGAATTACAAAGATTACGAGTCTCAGTGCTGCTAGTGAGTTTAACACCGGATTTAATCACAATTTAGTTACCGGTGAAAAGATTCGTATTATATCCGCAGATGGCGATCTTCCTGAAAATCTAGAGCCAGAAACAATTTATTATTGTATTAAAGTAAGTAATAGTGAATTTAAGGTAGCATCTACTCTATCTGATGCTTTGAAGGGTGTTTCTATTACGGTATATGGTGGTACAGACTTACGAGTAGAGAGTAGAGTATCTGATCATGATCAGAACGAGATTGGTTGTCCAATTTTATATGATCCAAATCACAACAACTGGTTTATTCACGTTGAAGCAAACAATGCTATCTACAATGGTTTATTAGCAGCTGGTCAGGGTGTTGCTGGTCTTGGTGATCAAACTAATGAATCTTATATTCGTAGAAATCCAGACAATAGAAGTCTTGGTGATAAAATTTATAAACTTAGATATTTTGTTCCTAAAGAGGCAACTCTTGGAAGAAACCCTGTAGAAAACTTTGTTTTGCAGGATAGTAATACAACTAATCTTAGAAATGATCAAGACTTTACAATCACAACCATTGATCTAGATGATTACGATTTCCAACGCAATCCCAGATACATTGCAACCTGTACAGCTGCTGGTAGTGTAGTAACTGTACAGACTGAACTTCCTCACAACATTAGAGTTGGTGATACTGTAAAAATTGTTGATGCCAAGAGTACAACAAACTTAGCTGGAATAGCAAAAAGTGGATATAATGGAGATTTTGTTGTAACTACAGTAAACAATGAACTAGAGTTTCAATATAACACTACAGATATTGATGGTGATTCTAGATTGCCTGGCGATTTTAATACTGATGTCGATACTAGAGATTCTCTCAATGCTCGCTATCAGAGAGTAAACAACCAGATCAATGCTACCATCTATCGTTCTGAGGTTATTCAAGAACACATCCCAAACATCTCTGATGGTGTCTATCACTTCAATATCTTAACCGCTGATAATTACATTGAAGAAGAGTTTACTCAACTTGGATATCTACCTAGAATTGAGAATTTCTATCCTCAATTGGATAGAGATAATCCAAACACCAATCCAAATGCAGCAAAATCATATGCTAAGAGAGATCCTATTGGAGATGTAGTAGTTGATGATCCTGAAAATAGCATTACAAGAGAAAGCATTGATACCGTCTATAGAACTATTGGTATTGGCCGAACAATCATTCAAATTGAAACTAATAGTGTAGTTGGTATTGCTACAATAACTCTTGATAGACCACACAATCTTTCTGGTATTTCAACTTATACTTCTTTAACTGCGGGAAGTGGATTTACTGAAGGTGAATACTATAATGTCAAACTTCTAAATGATGGAACATCAACTCATGATGGCGCAACAGCCAAAGTTATTGTTGGTTCTGGCGGTGCTGTAGAAAGTGTTGAAGTTCAAGCTCCTGGTAGTGCATACACTAATGGAGAGATTCTAGATCTATCTGGATTTACTGGTGCAGAAATCACCATCAACACATCTGGTATTTCTACCGCTATCGGTAACTCTATTCAACTTACTGGTATTGGATCTACATCTGACGGTTCATATAGAATTTCTGCAATTCCCTCTACTACTGAGGTGTCATTTGCATACACTGGTGGAGATCCATTGCCTGTATTAGGCCAATACATGGTAAATGTTGGTAGATCAATCGGAATCAATACGATTGTCTTCACATCAGATAGTGGAAATCTCACTGGTGTGGCTACTATTACTACAAATGATGCTCATGGTTTAATTTCTGGAAATAGTTTCCAGATTTTGGATACAAATAATAATAATGTTGGACAATTCAACGTGTTGGAAAGGGTTGGTATTCTAACTCTTACAGCTCGTACAACTATTGATCTACAAACAAATCCAAACTATGTTGTACCTACAGCATATGATGCAAAAGGTGGAACAATTACTGTTGAGGGTGAGAATCTAGGATCTCGCGGATTTAACTTCTTTGCAAATGAATCTGCACTCCTAGTTGAGGACATTGGTGATGGTGAGGCAGATAATCAATTTAAGATTAGTCTACCCAATTCTGGCATTGGAACTGCTGAGAGATTCTCTTTAGGAGATTATATTGATGTAGATGGTGAGATTATGAGAATCACGACCAAGACTCTACTTGGTCCTGCAAATGATGAAATTGGTGTAATTCGTGGTTATCTTGGATCTGATACTAAACCACACAAAAATGGAACTCAGATTCGTAAGATCAATATCTATGGCACAGAACTTCGTAGACCATCTATTCTTCGTGCATCTGGCCATACATTTGAATATCTAGGTTATGGTCCTGGTAACTACTCAACTGGATTGCCTCAAGTTCAGAATATCACACTTACACCTAAAGAGGAGTTCCTAACACAATCCCAACAAAGAGGTGGTGGTATTGTAGTTTATACTGCAATGAACAACGATGGTGACTTCTTCATTGGTAACAAGATTATCAATCCTTCCACTGGTGAAGAATCTACATTCAATGCTCCTATCCCCACAGTTCGTGGTGAAGATCCTTCAGTTTTAAGTGTTATCTTTGATGAAGTAATCATCAAAGAGAGACTAGTTGTCGAAGGTGGCGCATCCAAGACACTACTATCACAATTTGATGGCCCATTGACCGTCAACAATGTGATGAACATCAATGGTAATACCAAGATTGACGCAAACTTAGAAGTTACTGGAAGCCTTAATGCTTCTGGATCTCTCGATATTAGTGGATCACTTAATGTACTTGGCGTTTCTACATTCCAGGGAATAATTGAGGGTCAAGCTGGTGCAAAACTAGGTGATATTGAAGTTGGTGCAGGTACATCAACAAATGAAATTGAATCCACTACAAATGACCTATCTCTAAGATCTAGCACCAATTTAACTAGAAATTATGGCGATCTTGATGTTGTTGGAACACTATCTGCACAGTTCCTGAATGTTCCCAACATTCCCCCGATTGGATCTATTCAAATGTGGGCGGGAACAATTACTGGACTTACCACATATTACAGAGTTTGTGATGGTCAGACTCTCAATCAAGCGGAATTCCCAGAACTATATGATGCGCTAACATCTGGTGGAACAGTATTCCCATATGGACCGAATCCATCTGGATCAACATTTGTAATTCCAAACCTCATTGATAGGTTCCCTGTTGCAGCTGGTTTGGCATACACAACTGGTGGAACTGGTGGATTTGCTGATGCAATTACAGTGACTCATACACATACGATAACAAATACTGCTGTAGCGAATCACAATCACACCAATAATGCTGCTGGTTCTCATGCTCATGGGGGCGAAACTGTAGCAGCAGGCACTCACTTACATACTGTTGATCCTATTGGCAACCATGACCATGGAAATACAGATTCTCAGGGAGCTCACGGACACACTATCGATATAGAAGTTAATCACGATCATGCTCAAGTAGATCCTGTTGCCAACCATACACATACTATTAACACACAACCTGCCCATGCCCATGGTGCCACTGCTCAGGGCGGTACTCATGGCCATACTGCGGTATCTGGTGGATCTCATTCACACAACTATACTCGCAGAAGCAACAGTGTAGAGTATGGTAATAGAGGCGGCAACGCTTCTGGCAACGCCCGTCAGAATATTGCCACAGGGGCCGCTGGTGGCCATGCTCACAACATAAACCAGTCAACACAACATGCCCACAATACCAATCCGGGTGGTGGTCACTCCCATGGTGCCGCAACGGGAGCGAATGGTACTCACACTCACGCAACAAATGCCTCTGGTAGTCATGATCATGGGGGTGCCACTGCTGGGACGCAGGGTGCTCACGTTCACCAAACAAATGCTGGTGGAACGCACACTCATACTACTCAAAATGCTGGTTCACATATCCATGACATCCCAACCCAGGCTAATCACAACCATACGATGAGTCAGAATGGGGGTCATAATCACAACGCCACTGCTGCACCAACTGGTAGTTCTGGAACAAACAGAAATCTACCTCCTTATTATGGAATTTACTACGTCATTCGGTGTAAGTAATAAATACATCTAAACGCCCTACCTACGTTAATGGCTAATATCAGAAAGGTATTCAACTTCCGAGAAGGTGTACAAGTTGATGAAACTACATTTGTAGTAAATGGTTCTCTGGTGGGAATTGGAACTTCCCTTCCATCAGAGTTCTTTGATGTTAGAAATAACTCTTCCTTCTCTGGAGTTATTACTGCATCTAATAATGTATTCATCAGTGCTGCTAGTACATTTAGTGATAGACTAGATGTTGGAACTTTTAGGTTCGAGGATGGTGTTGTTCAAGCCACAAGCGGAGTTGTTACTTTCGTTGGTGATGGTAACTTACTAACTAACATTCCAACATCCCAATGGGTTGATGTAGATACTGGTATTGGCGTTTCTAGTGTATACAATGGCGGAAATGTTGGTATCGCAACCACCTCACCTCAGTATGAACTTCAGGTAGGGGATTATGCTGAGGGTGGTGGACCTACTGATCGTGGTGTAGGTATTAACTATGGTGATATTATTCTTACTGGCGTTGTAACTGCATCATCATACAATGGTAGTGGACAATTTCTCACAAGTCTAAATGCAACTAATTTGTCATTTGGTACTGTTGATAATGCTCGGATTCCAGTCCTTGAGTTATCAAAGATTCCCACAATTCCAGATACAAAACTAGAACAAAATCTACAAATTACAGGTGTTCTCACTGCTCTTGGTGGATTCATTGGTAGTATTAGCCCAACACCAGGAGATCAACAACCATTTGTATTCTCAAACGTATTTGTAGAGGCAGGTATATCTACATTCTTTGATGTAGTAGTTGTAGATACTCTTACTGCAACAGCATCAACTGCAAGAGGACTCACTGGAATACCTGACATTCGTGTTGGTTTGGTAAGTGCAAACAATGCCGAACTTGGCATTGCAATGACAGTTGCAAGAACAAATTCAACAGAGTATGTTTCTACTGGTATTCTGACTGTAACTGACACTGTTGGTTCTCAACCATATCCTGTAATCGTAGGAGATAGAATCCTCAAAGTTGGTGGTTCTAATGATGATCCTTTAATTGGTATTGGTAGTGCAGATCCAAGCACATCATTAAATGTAAGAGCTGCATCCGATGCAGATATTGAACTACTTGCTGATAGTGGTTCTGCTGCAATCTATTTTGGAAATAGTAAGGCTGCTGGTGTTGATAGAGCAAATCTAACATATGATACTGGAGCATTAGAAATAGCGAACCAAGGTGATAGTGATATCATTCTTCATGTCAATAAAAATGATACGGGCAATGGTGGATTCTTCCTACGAAGAGGCAATCCAGCAGTTGAATGGCTTGCCGTTGATAATACTGGCCAAATTGGTATTGGTATATCCGCTCCTACTGCCAAACTAGATGTAAATGGAAGCACAATCATTAGAAATGATCTAATTGTAAATGGTGCAGCTGCAATCACTGGTGGCGATCTTGAGATTCTAGGTGGAGTTAGATATAATACAGTATCTGGCATTTCTACTGCATTTGATCTAGATGTTAGTGGTAGATTAAATGTTACTCAAAGCGTAGATATTTCAGGAGATGTTAATATAGGTGGAGGAGTTACGTTTAACTCTACTGCTGGCGTCTCTACAGCTTTTAGATTTGATGTAACCGATGATTTATACATTCTTGGTGATGTTGTAATTGATGGAACTATATTTGGTAAAGGAGAATTATTTGCAAATGCAACCGCTGGTATTGCAACATTCTATGATCTTGATGTTAATGGCGATTTAACAGTTAATAATGTCTACCCGACATTTATTAAGATACCCGATAACAGTCCAACATTCCAATCCAGTGGCATTTCAACATTCTTTAATGTCGAGATTACAAACAGTCTCAATATTGATCAACTCAACGACTTCAATCATAACACAACTACTGGAATTACAACCTTCAATGAATTAAATGTTAGAGGTCAATTTACACCTGAGAATGGTGACTTTGCAATTCATCAAGTAAGTGCATCGGGTGGAATTTCTACATTTCAAAATCTAATCGCACAGCAAGATGTTAGAATAGACCAACAACTTCAAGTAGATGGTCTATTCGTAGCTAACGGAAATTCTTACATCAATTCTACTGCTGGTATTAGCACTTTCTATCAACTTCAAATTCTTGGTGGTGGAATAAATGTTGGTGGTTCCAGTACATTTACAAGTCCAGTTACGTTTGATCAAGCCATAACTGTTCCTAATAGTCAAAACTTTACTACAACAAGTGGAGTTACTCAGTTCAATCAACTCACGGTACTTGATACTGCTGAGGTTCGTAATTCCTTATCAGTATCAACTATAAGTCAATATACTGGAGCAGGATCCACAGTATTTACTTTTAGTGGTGCAAATCAATATGATATTAACTCACTAATTACAATAATTGATGATCCAATCAATGCTCTTCTATCAAATAGTGATTTTGTTATAGATTACACTAAGGGAATTAGTTTTGCAAATCCAGCTAGCAATGGACTCATCAATGATGCCAATCTACCTTTAGGTCCGATTGACTGTTCTAGAGTTGCTGATGGTGCGATGTATCCACCAAAGCTAACCACAACTGAAAGAGATGCGGAAATTACTGGTATCGCTCTAATTGCTGGTGCTGTCATTTACAACACGACTCTGAATAAACTTCAATTCTATAATGGAACAGATTGGGAGACTGTAACGAGTGCCGTTTAATACTTGACAAGTATCTAAAATATGTGTAGAATCTGGCTTGTCCAGGATGAATGAGACAGATGGCTCTATGAAGATTATAGAAAGACATCGTTATGATGGTGATGTTATCATAGGGACTAGGGTTCTTGAGTTTGAGCCCTGGTCCCTTGATGATGTTGAGGAAGTATTATATCTGATTCAGACACATCTGACTGTAGATCTATTAAAAGGAAAGAGATTGATGTATCCCAAAGATAAGGGATTCAATCGATTCTATGGTCATTGTTATCATGCCACACAAGCATTGTGCTATCTCATTGATAGTGATGAGTTAGTATCATATAGTGGAGAAGATTATCGTGGTGAGAAACATTGGTGGGCTCAACATGGTGAGACTGTGTATGATTGTACGGCAGAACAATACTGGGAAGTAGGAGAGAATCCACCATATGATACGGGAAAGAAAACTAAATGGTATGGGTGGAAAGGCAGGCCACAACAGGTATCTCTTGAGTTATGTAAGAGGGTTCTCGGCGTGAGACTCAAAAAAGATTGGGAAAAGGGTTGACAGGCCAGGCAAACCATCGTATATTAGCCATGTGATCGGGACAGGAGTTCAACTCCCGAGGTCACATGTCCAACTGTTATTCATTTAATGAACATTTCAACTTCCAATGTCAATGCTGAAGTCCTCTCTATGTGGGCTAAAGTGTTGCTAACCTGTAACAACCCTCTCGGTTTAACTGAGGAAATCTTGCAGGAATCTCTTGAAGCTGCACCTCCCAAGGAATTTCCTGGTGCTGAGTTTCTCGGTCGCTATATCATCCCTCGTCAGTTTGTACGATATGATGAGTCAGAACAGCCCCGTGATAAGAACAACGAAACGGAGCACGTTCGTAACCTCGCTAACAACTTTGAGACGATTGGTTATCGTCTTGATGCACAACCACCCATCGCATGTTTCGATGCTGCTAATGCTAGTCAGTATGGTCTGAAAGCACAAGCTGGTTTCAACCGTGGTGCTGCTCTTGACATCTTGGGTCAAGAGTGTTACATCTTCGACATCTACTCTTATGAGAGTGAGTATGCCGAAGTTGTTGCTCGTAATGTGAGCAACCACCACTGTAATCCTCAGTTGGAGCAGAAGACTACCGACGTAGTGAAGGAGGTTGTCAATGCCAAGGAACGTGGTCTGATTGAGAACACTGAGGAAGCAATCGCTTCTTTCATTGACATCATTGCTGCTGACAAGACTCCACAACAACGTGGTAAGATCCTTAAGGCTTCACTGTCTCAGTGTGAAACTTTCGCTAACTTCCGTACCTACAACTCTACTGGGCACGGTAAGAACACTCTGAATGGTTTCATCTCTGCTCAAGGACTACCCAAGCAAGGTATTGATGGACGCTCGGCTTCTGAAATCAAGAAGCAAGGATTCATCGTCTATTGCTCTGGTGCTGGTAACAACAAGTCCGTCTGGGCTCGTGCTATCAGTAACTCTATCAAGTATGGAGTTCCTGTCTGGGTTGTAGGTTACTCCCAGAATCGTGTGGAGGATCTTGAAGAGTTCCGTGACAAGTTCATCGCTGAATGGAATGAGCAGAAGGAGATTTGGGTGAAGTTTGCCATGAGCATCTTCGATGACTGTGGTGAGTTTGATGAGTCTCGTATTCAAGTCAAACTCGCAGGATTTAAGGCACAGTACATCAAGCCTGACCCTAAAGATCAGGGTCGTCCTACTGAACAGAACATCGTCGATATGTACGGCGAAACTATCACTTTCAACCCACAAGGTGATTGCCTCACTCTGACTCAACCCTGAGTCCATGTGACAATCTGACAACTGGTAGGGCCCTCTTCACAGGGGGCCCTATTCTGCTATAATGGCCACATCAACAGGACACCGATGCCCATCACTCTTCGCCCCCACCAGCAACGCGCTCTCGATGCCCTTGAGTCTGCTTCCAAAGGCACCATCTATTGCCCTACAGGCGGCGGCAAGACGTTCATCATGATCGAAGACCTTAAGCGTCGTCTGAGCGCCTCTCAGGAGCGTCAGACTGTCGTTGTGGTTGCTCCTCGCATCCTGCTCGCTGTTCAACTGTTTGAAGAGTTCACAGCTGCTCTCAACGGTGTTGTTGATGCCTGTGTTCTTCACGTTCACAGTGGTGACGTTGCTGGCAATCGCACCACAAAAGCACAACAAATTGAGTGCCATCACGAAGTTTGCAAGACTGCTGGTGTTCACGAACTTATCTTCACCACCTATCATTCTCTTGGTCGTGTTGTTGATTCTGGCATTGATGTCAACATTGCATACTTTGACGAGGCACACAATGCCACTCAACGTGCTCACTTTGTCGGTGTAGCTGCAACGTCCATGGATGCTGACAACGCATACTTCTTCACCGCGACTCCTAAGTTCTCTCGCAATGGTGCTGGTCGTGGTATGAATAACTCTCTTGTGTTCGGTAACACAATCATGAATGTTCCTGCTCCAGAGCTTATCAGCAACGGTAGCATCATTCCTCCTCAGATTGTTCCTTATGAGCGTGATGTCACCCGTGACAAGCACAATGCTCACCGTGTTGATCGTGACACTGTGCTTGACGTGCTCGATGACATCAAAGGTATCGGCAAAGTTCTAGTTGCTGCACCTAATACTCGCGTGCTGTGGAATACCATCAGCAAATCTGACCTTCTGTATCAACTGCGTGAGCGTGGCTTTGACGTGCTACATATCACTAGCAAGCACGGTGCTTATGTTAATCAGAACAAAGTGACTCGTCAACAGTTCTTTGAAACTCTTCAGGCATGGGGTAAAGACAAGTCACGCAAGTTTGTTCTGTTTCACTACAGCATCCTGTCTGAGGGTATCAACGTGCCTGGTCTGACTCACGCTGTTCTTCTTCGCCAACTGCCTGTGATTGAGATGGCACAGACTATCGGCCGTGTCATTCGTGTTGATCACGATGATGCTGCTGATATTGCTTCCGGTCGTATTCCTGCTGGTGAGATGCAATTCTATCGCAAACCATGCGGTCACATCACTGTTCCTGTCTATGGCAAGTCTCAGGCAGCAACTGCACGTCGTCTGCAAAGCATTGTTGATACCATCTTTATCAAAGGTGTCCCCGCTGTTGGTTACGTTTAATGAAAATAGGAAGGGTTAGTTCTCAATTAGCAGACTATATTGAGACTGCTATTATGAAAGATGCAAAAATCCAATGGCTTCTGGATACGGAAACCTCTCTTGCACCACCAGACGATCCCGCTATCATTTTTACTCAAAATGCGGGTGAAGGTCCGCAGCTTGTCCGTCCAGTATTCTGCGATAATGAATTTGAGTCTGATACTTGGATATACTACAATTTTTGTAGACCTATCATTAGGGAACTTAACTTAGACGAGGAACTTTTATCAAGAATTAAGATCAACATGCTCCTACCTAGAGATGTTGATTATATGTGGCATACCCCACATGTTGACTCTACTGATAAGCACACAGTTCTACTATACTATGTCAATGATAGTGACGGCCCAACATATTTCTTTGAAGAGAAGTATGATGGTACTATAAAGAATAGTTGCACTATCATGCAAGAGATAGAACCTGAAAAGGGAAAATATATCATATTTGATGGGAACCACTTTCATGCTAGCAGTCAACCTAGTAACAACCTTCGCTCTGTAATTAACTTCAACTTCAATGCCGATTGACGAAAAGTTCTTTGACAAAGCTATTTGTGTTGCGGAGATGTCCGACTCAAGCAAACAGGTTGGTGCTATTCTACTTAAGAAGAATGAGGTTGTTAGCATTGGAGTCAATAAAGATAAAAAGACTCATCCATTGCAGGCAAGTCTTGCTGAACGTGTTGGTCTACGGGAAAAGATTTATCTACATGCAGAGGTTTCAGCTCTTGTGAAAGCAAAGAAAGAATGTGATACAATAGTTGTTGCAAGGGTCAATCCCCAAGGCAAATTACGCATGGCAAAACCATGTCCTATCTGTGAAATGGCTATCAAAGAAGCAGGTATAACTAACGTATATTACAGCACTAACGAAGGTTTTTTATATGCCTCGGTTCAAAACTAAAAATGCTCCATTAGAGGAAAAACAGCAATTTGCCTCTAGTGATTTTATTCTCACATACCCAAATAACCTTGATAGAGATTTTTGCGAACACTGTATTGAAAAGTTTGAAAACGATCCAGACGTTGCTCCTGGATCTATTGGTACAAAATGGATTGTAGATCAAACTATAAAAACCTCAGATGATCTTTTTATCTCAACAAATAATTGGAAAGATGAAGACAAGGTTTTCTACACGGCTTTAAATAAAGGTCTTGATGATTGGTGTGATAGATTTTGCCATCCTGAAAGTGGATACTTTTGGAGTATGCCACCATTTGTGGATAGAGGTTATCAAATACAGAGAACAAAACCTGGAGGATATTATCATTGGCACACGGATTACAATCTTGAAAAAGAGTTTGGTGTCAGACTACTCACTTTTATTTGGTATCTAAATGATATAAAAGAGGATGGATACACTGAGTTCATTGATGGCACCAAAATCCAACCAGAATGTGGTAAACTGTTATTGTTTCCTGCTACCTGGACATACTTACATAGAGGATTTCCTCCTAAAACGGAAACAAAATACATAGTCACTGGTTGGCTATATGACAAAACTTTTAACGAACCATTTAAGAAACCAAATCCATGAAAAAATTCTATAAATTATCTGAATACATTTTAATTGCAGTCGCATCTGTTGTTTTGTGGGAATCTACTCATCAGATGTTTTTTGACACTCACGAACATTCTCACATAAATACACCAGTCATTCAACAATAGTATTCATGGCTTTGAGAATCTTAAGATTTGCTCCTTTAATTGTTGCAGGAGCTTTGCTTGGCGCAGGACTTCAACATGGGTCATTCCACATCTATAACAGTGCTATTCCACATGTTCATGCCAGTGGTGTAGTTCACTCCCACTAATCTAAAAATTAAAATCTTATCTTTGTCATGAACGCTGATTTACTTTCTAAAAACTATCTGCATGTTCCTAATTTTATTAGCGCGGAACATGCAGATTTTCTTTATCAACAAGTATTGAAAGATTGTGAAGAGTGGGAACCAGATGGTCAATGTCCACAATCACCAGCAAAATATAAGTATGCACTAGCAGAGAAAGAATTGTCTGATAATTTAGATAAACTATCTCTCCTCGTAGAAGAGCCTCTCTTACCAACATATTCATATTCTAGAGTGTATGGCAATGGTGAGGAATTAAAAAAACACATTGACAGACCAGCATGTGAAATATCTGTGAGTGTAATACTTAATAAAGATCATGATTGGCCAATTTACATCGAAGATTGGGACAATAATCCTCAAGAAATTGAGTTGGAAATTGGAGACGCATTGATTTTTCTTGGCGTTCACAATGAGCATTGGAGAGAGAAGTTTGAGGGAAATAATTACACTGCATTCTTCTTACATTATGTGAGAGAGAATAGTTATGGTGCAAGACTTGTAAATGATGATGTTTTCGTTCCTGATATTAAATGTCATGAAGGAAGAATACGATCAAAGATATTGCGAAATGAACTCATAGATCTTGGATGGCGGTGCAACAAACCAAAATACGGAAAGACTGAAGTATTAGTATCAGATTATATTCATGTAGTTCATGATGCAATAGATCCAGATCTTTGTGACCATATTGTTGAGTATTTTGATAGAGACCATAAAGCATGGACTCCAGCTTTAACTGCTGGTGATGAAATGGATGGCAATAAAAAATCAAAACAAAGAGTTAATGATATTCTGGAAATCAGTAGACTCAAAGATGATGCGGCAAAACTTATTGACATGAGTTTGTATGAAGCAGTAAATAAAGTTTCGCAAGAGTATGCTAAACTATACGACTTCGTTGATGTTCAAGCTGATGAAGGATATTTCCTGTTGAGATATGATGTTGGAGGACAATATGTTTGTCATGCTGATTCAGGAACTCGACAGCACAGAGAACTTTCAATGGTTGCATTGTTGAGTGATCCAGATGATTTTGAAGGCGGAGATCTTGCTTTCTTGTATGGAAGTTATATTCCAAAACTTAAGAAAGGATCTATCGTAGCATTTCCATCAAACTTTGTATTTTCTCATCGTGTGATGCCTGTCACCAGTGGTACACGTTATTCATTAGTTACTTGGTTCAAATGACACTATCTACAAGATTTCATATTTCTAAGTTCTTTACTAAATGGGAGATTAAGTCTCTAGTTAAAGATATAAATGATATGGTTGATGATGCAACGACAGACTTTGATTGGATAGATGGTAAAGTATCACTTATTGCTCCACCAGAATCTAACAGAGATAAGTCCAAGATAAAAAGAAATTATCAACTACCAGAAAATGTAGAGTTGAATAATACCAGGATTTGGCCTGCCATTGACGGTAATAAAGAGTTTGTTCGTTTCACATATCCAAAGAAAAGCACATCTCCATTGATTACCAAAACTCCAACCGGAGGATTTTACAAACCACATTTTGACATGGTTGATAATGGTCATTTCAGTACGACTATTTTTATGAATGACCCATCGGAATATGATGGTGGAGAATTGATTTTTTGGTTGGATGGTAAAGAAGTTCAATTCAAATTAGAGGCTGGATGGGGTATAACTTATGAGACTGGTATTGGTCATCGTGTGAATGAAGTAACACGCGGAGATCGTCTTGCAATGGTATTCTGGACAACCAGCTACATACACAACTTAGGTGATTTGAGAGAATGGAATTATTGGGGAGAACTTGCCGATAAGCATGATGAACCAATATGTGATAAATTGGATGAATATGTGTATGATCCTCATGTTTTATTCAGACAAAAGCGTTACAATATCATGAGAAAATATATGCACTTAATTCCAGAAAATCAAGTTATCGCGTGACAGTTGTTGAGCTGCACACCATTCTCCCCATGGTGCTGTGGCTGCTGTATATTGGCCATGTTCTCAAGGGATGACCACATGACTGCACTTGCTGACTTCGCTGCTCAACAGGATGCACAAAACACTATTCAGCTTAACATCCGTAAGTATTGCCTGATGCTGTGTGATGCTCTGCTTGATAACTTCAAACGTCGCAACAATGGTGGCACCAGCGACTACAAGTTCTACATTGATGGTGGACGTAAGTATCACAAGATCTGGATGGAAACTGGTGCTGGTTCCCGTTCTATTCATGCTTTTGTTGATAAAAAGACTGGCGAAGTCTACAAACCAGCATCACTCAAAGCACCTGCTAAAGGTGTTCGTTTCAATCTACTGCTGATCAAAGATCGTGAGTGGTTGCTTGAAAATGCTGACTGGGCTGGCGGTTATCTGTATATGAAGTGATGAAGAGTCCACTTCCTCAAGTTCTGTCACTACTGGGGGTGATTTTCTTCACCCTCTGTGTTATAGTGGCCGGATATGTTAAAGGCAACATGCACATCGAAGCAGTGTACCATTCTCTCACTAATTTCAAATGACCCACCCACTGACTGAAAAGATGATCGAAGAGATGTCTCACTTGGTTGAGATGTCACCTTGGTATGAAAAATACCCCGATGATTATGATTACGATTGCCTCGTAGAAGGTATGCGTGCCGCTGCTGACTGGCAGTTGGAGCAAGTGATTAAGTGGCTAAGTGCTACCAAGTCAACGGTAAAGCTTTGTCCGTCAGTATTGGCAGTCCAGCTAGAACAAGCAATGCGTCCACAAGTTGTAGATCTTCCACAAGCAAATTCTGATGTTTGTGGTGAAGAAGGCATTGAACGTGCTCGACAACGAACGTTTGAAGAGAACGATGAACTGATGCGTAAACTTTCCGATTCTTAAGGAGGACATCTAAATGACTGAACAACGAAGAGAACAACCAATGACTGAACCTAGAAATGTACCTGATTTTGTAAAAAAAGCATGGGAGGATTTGCTTGCCGAT